TATTCTTTATACTGGTAAAGATGTGGTGTTAAGATATGTTCTTTTCGGGCTTGTAATATATCTAATATTTGCAATTTGCTCTTATAAACAAACCTATCTATTTTATTTACATCCTTTGCAAAAGTATAACCTAATTTATGTGCTACCCATGTAGTTTTATTAAATGGTATAAAACGGATTTCGGTTTCATACACAGCATGTGATATACTATTGTATTTTTTAAGTACGCCAGTCGTATGGTCAAATACGTATAACTTATGTCCAAAATTTTTAGTATTGGGAGTTTTAAATATTTCATCAGTATTCTTAATACTAACAATATATCTATTAAAAATAGGTCTAGCATTACTAGATTTGATCATTGCTAGTAAGGAACGAATACCTGTAGATTTATCCGCAAATCTTCGTGCAAAATGCTTTAAACTTCTAACGTAAGAAACTTTGTTTGTTTTTAAATCCCTTACTAAAATAGGAGTTACATTAGTATATAATCCTGTTTCATATGCATGTATTATATTATATCTATTGTCGCACCACTCTAAATTCTCGACTCTATTATCATCTTTAACACCGTTGATATGATTTACTATTGGATAGTTTTTAGGGTTAGGGAGAAACGCATTAGCTACTAATCTATGTATACGTCTCCATATGCGCCTTTTACCTGGGTGATCTAATCCTATATCTTTATACCCGTCTTTATCATATCTGGATCTTAGTATTAAACCTGTTTTATCGTTTCGTATTCTGCCGATGTTAGATATGCTGTAATTTGGTCTATCTTCTACAGTTCTCCATTCTTCCATTATGCTCCTTAATGTTATATTATTATGTAAATTTAGTAATTTTCTTTTTCGAACCACTTGGCTCTACACGGAGGCTAATCCGTTAGTCGTTGATCTATACTATATAGTATAGAGCTGATTGCCCATTGTTAACGACCTAAAGAACGTCTGGTAACGCTTTTATTTCATCTCTAGTTATCATCCCTTAACTTGTTTCTGCTCACGCTCCTACTAACGTTGTAGGCATAAGGGCTCTTAGGGGTTTCCAGCTTTTAAGAAAAGTATCACACACACCATCACTGGTATATGCGGGCTACTTCATTAGCTTATGCTGCTAATGTCCAACCGCCTGATGCGCTATATGTAACGCAGACAAAAACGTTCGTTTGCTTTTGAGAAAGTTTAATACTATCTAAAAACACAGGAACGTTAGCTATTGACTCTTTCGCCGTAAGGGCGCGCTCGCCACCACTACCATTAATCACATTCTTATCGTTCGATACCATTCTCTTAACCTGGTAAAAAGAACCAATTGGTTCTATGTTATCATAGTTATTTCTACTAGTATCTATAAAATGGTATTCTACATCTGCAAAGCCTTCTCCAAGATCTTTCAATCCTTTTAAAGCCTTATCGGTTACATTAGTAGCACATCCACCGCATGCCACTATTATTAATTTATTAGTTGCCATTAAGTCTCCTTAATATATTTGTATTTTAAATCTCATCGTCCATTGAACAATTACGTATTTCGTTCCTAAGACAATTTACAGTTATTTGTATAGCGTCTACTGTATCCCTATCTAGACAATCGTCGACAATATTCTCTAGAAGGTGAATAGCATTTCCAAACTTGCAACACTTTAAGACCGAATCATCTATCGTTTCAGGATCGTATTCATCATCTTCAGTGTCGTCCATATCAGGGTATAAACCAAACTCATCATCAACTTCAAAACTAACATGTGCGCAGCAGCATGTTTCATCGTCAGTATCTTCATAGTCTCGATCAACTTCTTCATAATCATCTTCGTCGTAATAACAAGAGTATGACATGTGGGTATCCTTTATAATTTATTTTCAAATGTTAATTTCTTTTTCATATACATTATTCACTCCTTTTAGTTATAAATTAAGATATAGAAGTATCTAGCTTCTATATAAAGAATATATAACTATCTTAAGATAAGTATATACAAGAATATAGCTAAAAGAGAAATGATAAATTAAAATATCATGTAGGAACCTATACTAAAAGTAAGTATAGGTTCTTATTAATTTAGTTTGCAGATAGATGCTTAAGCACAAAATCTAAAGTGTCAGTAGCAGCGCTATAAGATAGTGAGCCATCTGGCATAATATAATAAGATTTTGAGTTCAAAGCATTGTCAATTTCTTTCGCCGCTTCGTTAGTTAAAACTGCATTGAAAGACGTCATATCGCCGTCATCAATCTGGAAGGGTTTGCGTTAATAACCCTGTATCTAATTAAAGATACCTTATGATTTCGCATAAGTTAAGACTATATCTTCTAGGTAAATTTACCTAGGCTAAGCATTTCGATTTAAGGGGTTCTCACCCACCCACTTGGGCCCTACTCCTGTTGCCGTTTATTTATCGGGGCCGGCTAAAGGATAGTCGTTGAGCACACTTCATATGCAATCCGCACTTAGAAGCTTCGCTGCGTCGGTTGCCTACATATCTAATAGAGTTTTTACCATGCTATACGCTTCCATTACTGGGTATAGTGTTATAGTGTATTTCTACCTATAAGTGGTATCTATTAGCTTTAAGGGTTTCCCGCAATTAGCTTAGCTGCGTTATTTATAAAGTTAATTATAAATAAAGACCTGAGGCGACAAGTCAGCCCCCATCTTTCCCAAATGCATAACGGACGCACTAATGCTTCCGAAATATTTTTCTCCGGGTACTGGATATTCGGGAAGTTCTAATATTTGGTTATCTATATATACTTTTACTTTTCTACCTATAACAGTTGATTTTAAATATACCCCAGAAGGATAAATAGATCCTAGGTTAATAACTGGGTATCTAGTAACAGTAGCTTTAGCTTCTTTCGATACTTTAGCAACCGAAATATATATAAACTCTCCATAAGTTATTGGTCTAAGCTTGCTAACGTTAACACCAGGTGGTATATTGTTAGTGTCTTTGACTACATAAATCTCTTTTCCTTTATCTTCTACTAAAGCAATATAATCATTTCCCATCTTGGCATAATCATTCTTAATAACATCCTGTTTAAGCTTATTAAAAATGTTATTAAGTCCCTGTGCTGTAGTCCATGCTTCTTTATCTTTAGAAGAGACTGATTTAAAAGTTGTTTTCATAGTCTTACTATCTATAACTGTTACGTTATTAGAAGCAGGTGTAGCAACACCAAATATGAAATACTTATTAACATTAAAGATAGCTAAAGGTAAAATAGATTTTACAAATTGATAAAGACCAACAGTGGTATCGTTAAAAGATATTTTATTAGGATCTTTAAGATCTGAAACTACATTAGGGAGAGCGGTAAGAACGTTACGAGTACCATCCATAATACCACGTGATGCCCATTTAGATTGCATAAAGCCGCGTTTACCATCTATAAGATTCTTAATATAGAAAAAGATATCCATAGCTATAAGTTGTACTCTGTAACGATAAGGATCAAACTGGGCAAGTTTATCATCTCGTATAGTATTATTACGTATACCATTAACTGCCATGATCATCTTAGAATAAATATCGTTAATTTCATCCTGTGTAGGACGACCTTTAGAATCTTCTTCTATATCTCTCATACCTGCCGGGAGAACATAGAAGTAACGAATGAGATTTTCTGGTCTAATTGCTTTCTTAACTACTTCTATAGATACTGAACGAGATTTAGTATTACGAGTATCGAACTCTATCTTAGGAAGAGTACGCATGAAAAAATCAAAACCTGTTTCACCTTTAGGATCTTCTATTAGGGTTTTGAGTTCGTTACTAAAACTAGCTTTAACTTTACCAGAAGCTACCTTATCGAAAATAGGATCTAGACCTATAAGTATCTTATAAGCAAAAGGATGTAAGATATTCATTTTGAGATCTATATAACCTGGTTTGATAAATCGGAGAGCAGTATCTCTCTGACCGAAGATAGTTTCTGAAAAAAGTCCTTTAGGATCATATACTTTACTATTAGATTCGTAAATCGCTAGGGATGTTACTTCTTGCATATCTCTAAGTTGTTCGGGCTTAATAGTTAGGAAATCAACATTAAAAAGTTTATCCACAAAAGAAGCCATTTTTCCTCCTTATTATTAGGGATGTTAATCAAAAAAGCCCTGATATTCTAGGGTTTTTGACTGATCTAGTGGGTAAGTTATATAATAATGAGTTACTAGAAAATTAAAAAATGATAAGGAGACGTCATGGCTAAAGACGACTTTGAAGATATAGAAGATTTCGAAGATTTTGACTTTGACGATCTAGATAGTGAGTGGGACGATGATGCTGGGAAAACAGCAAAATCTACTAAAGGTAAAGATAAGAAGAATAAACGTAAAGCAATAGAAGAAACTATAAAGGATGCTTACTCTGCTGCTAAAGATAATATAAAAAGTAAGAAGATAAAAGATCATGCTGGTAAGATAATAGAAGCTAGTTTAAACAATGATGCTAAAAGCTCTCTTAATGATTTGAAATACGAACTAAGTAAGATGCAAGAAGAGGCTAATAAGCAATTAACACCATTAAAGAATAGTCTATCTGGCATAAGTAAAACATTAGCATCTTCATTACCTAAAGGTAAGATAAGCGACCTATTTGAAACTCTTAGTAAGAAACTGAAAAGTGAATCGGATTTAGCATACGCAGAACAGAAAGAAACTTTAGAAGATTTTAAAAGTGGTATAGAAAGTTCATTAGGAGACGTTGATAATAAGATAGCAATGTTAACTACTGAATTTACTAGTAAAAATAGTAAGTTATCACAAGAGGTTAGTAAAAGACAATATACAACCTTGATGGCTATGAGGGAACAAGATAGGATATACTATAATAAATCCTTAGAGCTACAATGGAAAATGAATGTAACGTTAGAAGAGAGTCTAAAGTTACAGAGATCGCAATTTGAAGCTTTTACTAAACAATTTGAAGCTATAGTAAAGAATACTAGTCTACCAGAAGCAGTGAAGTTAAGGAATGCTGAAGTAGCTGGTATGGTACTGAAACAGAAAGCATTCGGTAGTTTATCAGAAAGCATATTTAGAAAAGTAAATCCATTAGAGAACTTTACATTCGCTGTAAATAGGAAGTTAAGAGAAATCTTAATGGATGCTAATGATAATGCTAGTAACTTCCAAGACCTAGTGGGTATGGCTGGTGATTTTAAAGACATGCAAGATATGGGTATGTCTAAAGGAGCATTAGCCGGTGGTATGGGTAGTGACCTATTATTAGGTTTACTATATAATAAACTAGGTAAAGCCGTACCTAAAAATATTAGAAATAAACTATCTGGAAATATTATAGGGTTAGCTAGTAACCCTATGGACTATTTGAAAAGCCTTAAGAAAAGAAATCCAAATAGTATGTTTAGTAAATTACTAAACAGAGGTATTGATAGTTTAGACGGATTAGTACCTACGAGTACTCCATTTAGCGATACTAAATTAAGTAAAGCAGAATTAGATAGTCAAGCTCTTTTTGATGGCAGAACCTATAGCAGTATTAACACGGTAATACCATTACTATTAAGTAAAATCCATAATGAAGTGCATGGGTTAAGAACTGGTAAAAACGTTGGTGAAAATGATGAATTAAGATTTGACGATAAGACCCAAAGCTTTAAATCCGCTGGAGCGTTAAATAGGGATTTAAGATCTCATATAGCAGAGGATATGGTAAGTTATGCTAGAGCTAGAGCTACTGGCATGAAAAGAGAGGTAGTTGAAAGACTTAAAGATTACCAAACTGCTAATAAAGAAAGAATATTAGCTAATCTTGATAAATGGTTTATAAGCTATATAACAGAATATGGAGCTATATCTCCAGAAGCTATGACTACTTCAAGATTTCTAAAGTATGTACCTAATGAATTACAATTAGAAGCAGCTGATTTATTTTCAGCTTTTGTAACTAGTTTAAGAGGTGGAGGAAACTCTAAAGGTATTTACGATCTATTCCAAGGTTCTGCAGACTTCCTTAAGATGTCACCAGCTATGATGCAAAAGTACGCAACAGGTATGAGTTCGGATCTTGCTATAAGAAATGGGTTAATAAATGTTAATGGCCTTAGTGGAGCAACTACACTAAATGGAGAAGGTATTAAAAATATCTTTAAGCATGCTGCTAAAAGCAGAACATATTCTGTAAACAGTGATATATCAGATGCTTATTTTGATTTCGGTTTAGGTAGCGATATTAAAGGCGATTTAAAAAGAGATTGGGCTAATTTAAGATCTGGTATAAGAGGGCTTAATTCTGGTCTAAGAGAAGGTCAGTATGTTGGCGAATTTGGTACAAACATGAGTTATAACCCAAGTATGACCGAAGAGGAACAAGCTGCCCAAAACTATAGGTTAAAGAGAGAGAACTTCATTAGGGAATTCAATATGGATCCTGAAAATATCCAATTGAAGAAAATAGACCCTGAACGTTATGAAAGAAAATTGAAAAGAGCTTTAGATAAATTCGATAGAGATCCTACTATAAAAAGACTTCTAAACTATATGCGAACTGAAGCTAATAAGCGTATGAATAACCTTAAAGGTACAGATGCTTATCAAAAAGGATTTAACCAGTTTAACAGAGGTAAATCGTATGTCTATAGTCATATACCTGGAGTTAAGAATTTCTTTAACGATAAATATACTAAAGGTACTTCTTATGCTAAATCTAGTTTTGATAAAGCATATACTTATGGTTCCGATTTCCTTAACTCTAAAGGAATACCAGCTGGAGTTAGCTTAGAGGATATTAGAGTATATAGCCAGAATAAACTAGATGAAACCTATAGTAAACTTAATAAAGCTTATAACGAAACTAAAGAGAATAAGAAAGACATTATTAAGAAAGCAAAAGACGATATTCTAAGTAAAGTCTCTAAGGTTTTACCGCCAGAACAATTGGCGGCCGCTAAAGAGTATATAGAGAATACTGATCCTAAAGAAATTTATCAAGAAGCTATAGCTAAAACTAAAGCTAGTGTAGATGATGGTAAAGAGTATACAGAATTAGCAATTAGAGCTATGCATGGCGATCAAGAAGCCATCGAAGAGATTAAAGATAAAGCAGCTGGTACTGAAAATTCTCTTAAACAGAAACTTAATAAGTTACAAGATGATTTATTAGTAGCTACTAAAGAGCAAAAAGATAAGATTAAAGAGAAAGCTGGTAAAACTTTCAATTCTGTTAAAGAAGAGATTGATTCTATTAAGAAGAAGAAACGTTCTGAAAGAACAGAAGAGGAACGTGAGAAACTTATTGATTATAGAGTTGATAAGATGACAGAAGGCTTGAGCTCTATAGGTAGCTTCCTTATGAACCCAACTAAAGGTTTATTAGGATTATTAGCTAAAGGAGGCACTAAAGCTCTTAAATTAGGTTTAAAAGCCCCTTGGAAATTCTGGAACTCAGATTTTGCTAAAGACTCTAGAAGCTTCGAAAGAAAGATGTATGGTAAACTATTTAAAAAGGGTATACCAGCATTAGGTAAAGGAGCTTTATCTGGTCTAGGTATGTTAGGTTCTGGAATAGGTTCATTAGGTGGTCTAGCCTTAGATGGAGTATCTGGTCTATGGAATAATCCTATAGCTAAAGCTTTACGTAGAAAAGAACGAAGAGCTTATGGTATGGAAAGTAGTTTCCAAGATGATAATCTATATGATGCTAATGATCCAGATGCACCAAAGAATAAAAACTCTTGGTGGAATAGACTTAAGACTAAAGCTACTGATAAGAAAGATTCTGCTAAAGAAGTTAAAGCACCTGAAAAGAAAGAAGGTTTCTTTAGTAAACTTAAAGGTTTATTAAAACCATTGCTATTTGTAGTACCTGGAATATTAGGAGCTATTAGTTCTGGAATCAGTAGTGTTGTATCTGGTATAACTAGTGTAACTGGATTATTAAGTTCGGGATTTGCAAGCTTAACAGGATTATTAGGTAAAGCTTTAGGCGGCGTACTTGGTGGAGCTAAAGCATTAGGCGGTCTTGCTGTTAAAGGTGCAACTAAAGTAGCTGGAGCTATAGCAGCAACTAAAGCTGGACAAGCAGTTACTAAAACAGCTGGTTCTGTTGTTTCTGCTGTTAGTAAAACTTCTATAGCTAAGAAAGTAGTGGATATACTTAAATCGTTCTCTGCTCCTATTATGAAACGTTTAGGTAAAAAAGCAGGAACAGCATTCTTCGCTAAAATAACCGCTAAGATAGCTTCAAGAGCAGTACCATTTGTAGGCTGGGGATTACTTCTTTATGATGCAGCTATGGTTATTAAGTACATGACTATTGATGGTTTAGATCTCAAATCAGCTGTTAGTAAAGCTGTATTAGGATTTGACTTATTTAACGATAATGATCCTGTCGTTGACGAAAATGGAGATCCTGTTAAACCAGATGATCCTGAGGTTGTTAAAGAACAGGCTGAGGCTAAAGCAGAAAAAGGCACTTACCTTGTAGATGGTAAAATTGTCGATAAAGAAACTTATGAAAAAGCAGATAAAGCTAATAAAGAAGCCGCTGCTAAAGGAGAAGGTCTTAAACATAGAACCTACGCAGAAGTTAGAACAAGAACAGCTGTTAAAGAAGAAGATAACAAATATCTCCAATTCCTTAAAGGTTTCAACTCATTAGCCAAAACAGAAAAATCTGTAAAACTAGTTGCGGATGTTGGTTCTGTTTCGACAGAATATGGAGAGTTAGAAAACAATCGTTATTATAATCTTGGAGAACCAACTGGTGAAATATTCTGGGATTGTTTAACATCTATAGATGCTCTAGCTATGAAAGATAAAGATGGTAACTTTAAATTAATCTCTAAAGATGAGTATATAAGATATGTCTATGATAATAGAGATACTGCATTTAAAGATGTTGTCGCAGCTGTAGCTGGTGAATCAAATCCTAGTATCTCAGATCTTAAGACAACTTACTATAACTGGTTAAATAAGAAAATAACATCTATTCAAGACGCTATTATTAAGAAAGCCGCTGATAGTAAATCTGGCGGCGTTATGGGTATGCTTAAACAAATATTAGCTGCTGCATTTGGAGATAGTAAATCTTCGGATAAAACATCTAATAATAGTAATAACCCTATAGACCAGAATAAACAGTATAATAAACAGATTAGGGATTTTACATTAGATAATAAAGCTACTAAACCTATGAATAGTCCTAACTTTAGGAACTTTACTGCTCCTAAGAATATAGGTTCTATTAACGACCCTGCTAAAACATCTGCTAAGAATAAAGAAAAGGGTATGACCAAAGAAAACCTAATGAACATAGCTATGAGGTCTATGAATAGATTAGGTTGGTCACCAAGAGAACAAGCGATGTTCTTGGCTAACGTACAACATGAAACAGGTAACTACCAATGGTTTGCAGAGCTAGGTGGAGATAGTTACTTCTCTAGGTATGACGGAAGAAAAGATCTTGGCAATGTTCAACCTGGTGATGGTGCTAAGTATAAAGGTAGAGGACTTATACATCTTACTGGTAGAGCAAACTATGCTGATATTGGTGCTAGAATGGGTGTGGATCTTATTAAGTACCCACAACTACTAGAAGACGATCCTAAAATGGCAGTAGCTTCTGCTATAGCATGGTGGGAGAGACAGAAAGAGAAATTCCCTAAATTTAGAGATGCTATAGAAAGAGATGATATTGAAACTGTTAACAAAGGTGTTAATGGTGGCAATAATGGTATGCAAGAGCGTATAGCCTACTATAATGAATTTAAGAAGAAACTTGGCGCAGACCAAGGAGGCTCATCTACAGGTGAGGCTAATGGCGCAATGTTCCAACAAGCATTGGGTAATGATTTTGCCGGTACTAAAGGTATTTCTGGTATTAATAGCCCTGAACATGTTGATACTTCTGTTCAAGGTGCTAACCAAGGTTATAATAGTTCTTCTGGGTTTACTAATAACTATCAAACTAGCTCTATAGATATGTCTAATCTACCTGAGAAATCTAAGAACTTGGTAGAAACTATAAATAAAACAGCAGGTGAGAGTTCATCTGGTAAATGTGCTACTAATGTAAGAAATGCATTAGAAACAGCTGGGTTTACAACATCAGACGGATCTACTATAACAGATAAATATAGGAATGCTGGTTTAGCCGGTTCTGCTTATATGTACGATAGTAATGGTATCTTAGAGGATGTTGGATTTAAGAAAATAGACCCTAATACATCTCCTGTACCAGGCGACATAGAAGTATTCGGACAATCTAGAAATATTAAACATGGGCATATACAAGTGTTTAACGGCGATCACTGGGTATCGGACTTCCATCAAGACGGTGGATCTAAATACCGACCTTATGGATCACCAGGCGCAAAATATGGTAATATGGTTCCAAGTTTATATCGTTATGATCCTAATACTGAAAATCTAAAACCTGAAAACGTAGGAGATAGTTCTCCAGATGGATCAGAAGGTTCAAGTACTAATACTAGTACAATGGTATCTACAGACGGAAGTGCATCTACTTCTCCTAGTAGTTTAGAAATACAGAAAACGGCTAGCTCTAACATGGCTGTTGATGGACTTTCTACTACTATGACAGAAAATAATAAAATCCAAACTAACCAGTTAGATATTAATAAAAAGATGCTAGAGACGTTAATGGAGATTAGTGACTCTTTGAAACCAAGTGATAACACTGAAGAGCAATTAGCGGCTACTAGGGTTCAAGCTATGAAGCAACAACAGCAGACTAACCCGGCTAAAGAGAATCTTAAATCTTTAGACTATAAAAGTATGACTGCTAATAATACTAATCCTCCTAGACCACCAAGAGATGAAGGTCTTTTAGTAAATGATAAAATGAGAAATAACGGCCAAAAATAAAACAAGCGTAAGAGTGTAGAGGATATATCCTCTACACTCTTACTTCTTTTTTGGTTCTGGTATAGTTGTAATTGCGTTATGAAAAACTGGTACAGAAGTATCTAGTTTATAAAACTTAATTAGACTAATGATCTCTTCATTAGTAAACTTATCTTCTTTTATCAATTTCTCAATGTCTCTTACTATATTTAGATAGTTACCTAATTTAGTTACATTAACATAAACTGGCTGTGAAAGCTCTTCTACATATTTATTACGAACTTCCCATCTAGCTATTGTTAATGGTAAGGTATTCTCTTTAAGCCATCTTTGTAATCTAGAATCTTGAGATATTCTAGAACATAATGCATATGCCATGATAGCCCAATAGTTTGGTAATCTTAATGTAGGTAACTTCTTAATGATACCTAGATCTTTATTACTAAACTGACCTTTCATAACTAAACGATAAGGATAACCTTTAGTAGATAGATACTGCATAAATCTTCCGATGCTTCTAACATCTCCTATCAATGTTTTGAAAACATAATTATAGTTTATACTTAAGGCTCTACCTAAAATATGTTTACTATCTGCAACTAGAGAGATATAATCTTTACCTTCTTCTAGACCAGAGACTTCTGGAAATTCCGGGTTATTCTGGTACATTCGCTACCTCCAATCTATCTGGTAAACTATTGATTAATTCAGAACGCTTCTTAGAGATCTCATTGTTTATATTAGCTTCTTCAGTAGCTAAGAGTTTAGGTTTAAGTAAATTGATTATTCTACTACTTAATACTCTTAACATCATAGCTTGTATAAAGATAGATCCATATGTTGTTAACATGTCTTCTTTATATTCTGGCATAAGGTTAATATAAGCTGCTTTAAGATCTTCATCATAGACTAATGGTGTATATATTTCAGCTACGTAAGCAGACTGACCATATAAAGTAACTCCTTGTTGAATAAATGCATTATTCATAATCTGAAGTATCTCTATACGGGTCTCTTGTAAAGCTGGGTTAGCATAGATAAACCCTCTTAACTTCTCTTTACCTTTATTAGTAAAATAACCAAAGGTATTGATACTATCAAGATCTGTTAAGAAACCAGTTAAGTTCTTGATATTCGTATAAGACTCTGTAAGTATAAGAGCTGTTTTATCTAGAATCTCTTCGTCTATAATCTTAATTTCAGGGTTATTCATCATCGTCTCCATCTTCTAGAGATTCTTTAAGAAGCTCTATCTCTTCTTCATCAAGATTTTCTAGATCTGTTATAGGACCAGTAGTATTGATAACTTGTTGTTCTATAGTTATCCACTCATCGCTATTCTTAGGTTTGATACTAACTGTAAACTTAAACTCAGATACATTAAAGAGATGAGATATAAGTTTAGTAAAACCATCGAAGGTCATCTTAGGTGCTGTAGCCATTTGATATAGACGATACTCAAGTTTCTCGTCGAAGACAGGACTATTGATTTCCATACGGTACATTTTATCTCTAGTCTGTGCCATCTTGCATAAGTTACGAAGTTTATTAACAACCCCTAACTTAGCTGTTATTCTACGAAACATCTTTGCTAATACACCATTAGCATTCTGTTCAACTTCTTTACTAAACACTTCTGGTACCAAAGTGTTCTTAACTTCCTGAGTAACTTCATTACCCATTTTAACTCCTTATGTTAGATACTCGTCAGTATCTAATTAGTCTTAATAGAAAGATATACAGTATCTATTATCCTTCTTATATAAATAATATGTATCTGAATGTATCTGAGATTGACAGAGAGATTGATATTACCTTTTATATCTGCATAAAGATTATAGTAGTTATTGAATCTTTCAAGAACATTAATAAACATCTTAAGATCTCCTATAGGATCTATTGGTACTCTGCCATTGGTACTAAGGAACTCTAAGAAATTAATAGTAGCCATTTTATTCTCTGGTACTAATGTTATCCTTAATTCTTTTCTTAAAATGTCTTGTTGCATAATAGACTCTAATTCATTTCTATAATCTAAAGGATTAGGGAATACGAAAGTACAGTAACTATTATAAAGCTTACGTAAGTCTATATCACTATCTAATATCTCTTTAACTTTACCGCCATATGTAGACGGTAGTTTAGGACTTTTAGAAAAAAGCCGAGATAACCATTTCCACATATGTTACTCCCGATGTATTAGTCTTTTAATTCTAAGTAAGAAATAAAAATACACTTCCATCCTAAATAATTTAGAATGGAAGCGATATAAGGTAATGAGGGTTAAGTTGTAACTCTTTATAAGATACATAAGCGATAGAAATAGCATCTATAGCATGTTCTGATAGAAGGTCAAGATTGATCTTGCTAGAGATTTCTGGTATCTTAAGAAGATTATTTTTCATATCATTTTTATCAGCAGTTCCTCCAGCTCCTACAACTGATTTAATATACTTAGGAGGATATTTCAGGATTCTACACCAAGAGTTAGATAACCTAGATGCTAATTCAATAGTATTAGTGTATTGAGAAAGCTGTATAACAGATTTAGGAAAACGAGAGTTCATAAAGGCAGCTTCTAAAGAAACTACTAATGGTTGGTAAATAACATTAAGATGCGTTACTACATTATGAAGCTTTTGTATTCTAGCTAACATAACATTATAAGTATCATCTTCTACATATTTATCAAGCACAAGTGTTTGACCAGTAACAGAGAGAATTTCATTAGTCTCTGTACTAACCTGAAGAACACCTATTCCTAAATTATTACCAGGATCTAAACCAAGGATAGTGTAAAAGTTTTCATAGCTATCCATAATTTATTCCTTAAGATTGAATATTGTAGAATGGTTCAGAACCACCTAGTTCAATATTTCTTTGGAATCTATTAGTAGAATTAAGATCAAGAGCAACATCAAGATCTATATCTACGAAATAAGTAATTTGGGTATCTAAAGATTCATAACCAAATGTGGTTGGAATATCATAACCATGGCATATACCTAATTCTGTTATCTTAGTTACATCTTGTAGATCTAAAATATTAAGAACGTTCTTAAGTTCTTTTTGTTCTTCTTCTATAAGACGGAATTCAAACTTAAAACGGTTAATAACAGAGTTAACATCAAGAACCGTTTTAGGGTCTGATGGTTTAATAACTGGAACTGGGTTAAGATAGCGATCTGAATCGAAGTTCATAATAGAAAGAACATCATTATCTCCAACTTTATTAACAAGAAAATTATAGTTACGATAATCTATAAGATCACAGACCTTTGCATAATACGCATAATACTCCTCACCTTTGACTAATAATGTCTTACGTAAACGATATTTCTGTCTAGTAAACTGATCAATATCATCATTAACTTTACGCATAATGAAAGGTATATGATGGAAAAGTGCAGCATCTAAGACTGAATGCTGACTATATTTATAACTACCAACATTATCTATATATGGTGTTCCGCCAACTCCAAGAACAAATAGTTTAGGTCTTGGGAATATAGGAACATCAATAGTTCCTTGTGGCGTATGATCTGTTGGAAGAATATTAAACTTTTCATTAAGAGTTGTATTCTTATGGACTTTATAATAACGATTAGCTAGCATAGCATTAATAAGCGCTAAGCCATAGATACTAAGTTGACTACTCTTTACCATCTTCTTCTCCCATGATTTCTTCCATCGTTAACGTAGGTTGTTCAAAGCTATCTTCGCCAGGTACAAATACAGGACGTTCTATATCTAAAGTATCATCTAGGATAACTTCGGTATTGGCATCACGTTTAGCTTGTAGCGCTCTACGCTCTGCTTGAGCTTTAAGGATACCAACAACAGTAGCTTTAACGTCAGCATCATTCTTAACAGCTGACTGTTTAAGTCTAGTGTTAGCTGCTTTATCAACGGCAGAATCTATAGAGTTAAGAACTTCATTGGCTACTCTTATATCTCCTGGTCTTCTAGGAGTACCTTCTTTAAAAACTTCTGACATCATTCGTAATCTATAATCTAAGGTTTTATTAAGTAATTCTTGCTCTTCGGGTGTATATATGCCTACATCTTTAGCCATATTCGCCTCCTTATATTTTTACTAACAACACACTGCTGTACAGTATGCAAAATCACAGAAGTCTAGAATAAGATAAGATACCATAGCTAAGAGTAATCCTCTTAGCTATGGTATCTGATATCTTTGACATTATTCTAGACCTATAATGTCTATGGAAGACTAGCTTCCCAACTTTAAGCATTTAAAGAAAGGAGACTAATTAATATGTTTAACATTTCAATTAATCATATTGAATTAGTCGTGACAGTCTTAGGTATCGTCGTAGAGATACTGAAACTAATTAACCATTTGGTTAAATCATGATTAAGTTAGGTAGGTTAACTCCTACCTAATATAGTTAAACATTTTCCAGAAAAAGTAAGGTCTATAAAAGTATTCAACTAGTAGCATAAGGTTAATTCCTTATGCTACTAGTTATTTTATAGTATACCCACGGGTTATTCGTGATTTCGAGAAAATGAAGGAGTTATAAAATGGAAATAGCAGCATTCGTATATACCGATGGTTCTGCGGGTCCAGGGTCTCCAGGTCAATTAGGCATGGGATATCATGGGTTCTATTATGATGTAGATAAAGAATATAAAAAATCAGCAGATGTACCTAATGAAGGATTTCCAACTTCTGTAGGTTACGTTAATCCTAGTATTATTTACGATACAGAAAATGAAGAAGTTCTTAAGATATTAACAACAACTAACTTAGATACACTTAAGATAAATCCTATAGGATATATAGATGGTATGTTCGCTGTACCCGGTGATAAAGGTTTTTCTAATGATGCCGAAATTAAAGCAATAGAACAAGCGTTAATGAGAATAGCAGAGTTAAAAGAAAGTAATGGATATGCTTTAAAACGTTTAGTTATCTATTCTGATTCTAAAGTAGCTTTAGGAACTTGGGGACATGTTATTAATATCTATAGGAACCATAATGATTTAACATTACCTGGTAATGAAGAAAAACTTAGAGAATATATTAATACAACTTATGAGAAAAATGCAGAGTCTACAAGAACTTATATTTTCAATATGGTTAATGCATTAGTAAACTTTATGGTTAAAACAAATAAACCTAAATTAATTTTCTCTAAGGTTAAAGGTCATAATGGTGATATAGGTAATGAACTAGCAGATGATTTAGCAGGACAAGCTAGAGGATTAGCATTGTCTGGTCAAGCTGTTAATATCTATAAATGGCATACAGAACGTTATTGGAAACCTAATATAAATAAACCAAACTTCTTAAGATTTAGACAACTATATTTTATTAATAATACCGATAACCATATAGAAGCTGACAGAGCTTATTTTACAGTTATGAACTATGGTTCTATAGATGTCGGTAAACGTTCTGGAGATCCATTGTATGGTATGGTAAGAATGGATAATATTCCAGGTGAAATTATCGATGTTATGGATCGTTATCATAAAGAACATTCTGAACATCCTGTATTAGTTTATACTGTTGATTTAGATAAATTGTATAAACCAGATTATGTTAAATTCTTTAATGCTTTTGGCTCTGATGCTTTATCAGCAAGTAATAATGATTTAACAATTATGGGTAAAGATCCATTAGCATTTCCTATTAAGCCTGCTGGTTTAGCTAAAAGAGTTTATGATAATACAACTTCTTTAATAGGTAGATTAGAAACAGCAAGAAATGAAATAGGCACATTTAAAAATGGTAATGGTAAATACTATTTTGATATTACAGATCTTATTTACGAAACTAAAGGTAAGAAACTTAGTTGCATAATTAAACAAGGTTCTAAAACTTTAGATCTTAAGGGATTTGAATTAGATAGTAAAGAACATACTGTTAATACTAAGTTAGTTTTAGGAACAGATATTCCAGATAGAAATACTTTGAAGGCTATGGAAGGTGATGAACCTAAAGTTTACATCATGTTCCAAAGAGAAGGTATTGGGGTATATGGATATTATATTTTTATACTTTCTGATAAGTCAAAATCTTATGGTGTATACCATAATATGTTTAGTAATCATATTATATTCGATATACATAAGGACAGAGATGAGAAAGCTAAAAAAGCAAAAGAAAGTAAGAAGTGAAAAATTATCTAGTTTAACAGAACAGTTTTTAAAAGGGGAACTTAGTTTCCCCGAAGAAATGACTATAGAAGGTTATACATTAATAAAATTTGATACGGAGGAAACCAAAATGAGCTATAAAGAGCAACTACAGAAATGGAGAGAAGATAGGGATATAACTATAGAGTCTCAGAAACCAGGATTATTAGGTAATCTATTAGAAGAGACAACTGAAGTCGCAAGAGCTAAGTGTCTAGATGAAGTTATAGATGGGATATTAGATTATTCTGTATATTTAGCTAATGCTATAGAAGAAGTAGATTTAGACCAAGAACTTTCCATAGAAGAGATGAGAGAAGTAGAGAGGAAAAGAAGTAAACATAAAGATCTTGACGATAGTGCTTTAATAGTATATAAGAACTTCTTCTTATTTAAACTAATGGATGGTGTTAAATCGGCAAGCTTTGTAATTACTAAAGATCTTATAGCTATGACACATAAGAATGATATAAGCAAAGAAATCAATATGCATGTGAGTTATCTTAATAGCTTATTTAGATTAATCAAATCAGCAGTTATGATAGCTGGTTATGACTTTGATAAAGCAATGGACGAAGTTTTTAAAGCCATTAATAGCAGAAAAGGTAAATGGAATTATACATTACAGAAGTTTGAAAAAGATCCTGATCAAATAGATAGATATGAACCAAACTATGAAAACGCTAAGATAAAATAAAAAGAGCACTAGATAGAAGATTACTCTTCTATCTAGTGTCTGAATTTTAATCTGATTAAAAATAATCGTGTAAGGATAACTCTAGGATTCCATGTTAGTATCAGCAGGAGCTTCTTCAGAACTTGAATCCTCATTAGAAGTAGTTTCTTCTGTAGATTCTTCCGTAGTTTCTTCCATTCCCATATCTTCATCCCCAGAGCCTTCGTCTCCCATATCCATATCGAGGTCATCTCCCATACCGGTATCATCACCGCCCATATCACCTTCTGAACCATCATCTGGAGAACTATATCCTCCATAGTCAGAACCTGATGAAAGGTCTCCAAACTTCTCGATAACTTTCTTCTGGTAAGAGTCAGATAGCTTCTTAACATCTTTACCACGACGTTCAGCATAGCTAATAAATGCTTCAATAACAGCTTGAGCCATATCAGCATTCTCGTCGAAGAATGGATAAGTAAGATGCCCATCATCTTGTTTAACATACCATTCATAAGCTTCTGTAAGATAGTTATTATTTTGTAGCCATTGACGTGTGGCACCAGATTTAATCATGCCTTTAATCTTATCTGCATCTTGATTACCAGAACCAATGAAATAAGTATCTAGAAGCTCTGGGCTATATAAGGCATCAACTACAGAATCTAATTTAGATTTGAAACCTTCAAATGCTTTAGCTTTCTCATCGTCATCTCCAAATTCAGGATAAGGAAGTTCGATCTCTAAAGTTGTTCTAAAGATATCTATAAGGAAGTTCTCTAGATCTTTAGGTTTAATCTTATCTAAAGTAATCTCTTCATCTGTAGCAACAGAAGCTTTAACATGCTTAGTTATAACTTCTTTATTAGCTTGTATAGTATCTGCAATCTCTTGTCTTAAAAGAGGATCGTTAGTTATATATTTTCTAACATGTTTAGAAAGCATAACCATAGTCTTATCTTGTAAAGCAATAATACGTTTAGCTAATAGTTTATTCTTAATAACTACAGTAGCAGCAAAATCTTCTTTAAGGCCTTGTTCTATAAGTTCTGGAGAGATACCTAAAGATTTAAGGATCATATTCATTATTTTAGAATAAGTATCTCCAGCACTATCTATAACATCGCCATTTACACCAGTACGAACATCTCTAGTTACATCCATCTTAGGAAGATAAGGAGAAATTACCTTTAAAGTATAACCTTGTCTTATTACCCAGTTATGTAAGTTATTATGTTCTATAGTACCTAATGGTAATGCAACATTATTAGTTCTAAGAACTTCTGAAATATATTTTTCAGCAGTACCCATAGGGTTAGTATCATCTTCATCTAGCTCTAAAGTTATATCTGTTATAGGTATAACATTCTGTATACTAGATTTAACATTAGCATAGAGTAACATACCAGCCATAGAAGCAAGAACTAAAAGATCCTCTAAAAGAGATTTACCAGTTCCATTTCTACGATAATCAAAAGCATAATACTGAACTAACTCTATAGGAAGATAAAGTAGTTTAGTAGATTTAGACTGTAATGCTCTAGCTAGCATAACACGATAAATATCTGCAGAGTTACGAATCTCAACTAGATCTTCAAGATCTCCAGAACGTAAACGAGATTTAATCATATGGTCTACTATGTCGCCATATAGTTGTTCTATATTCTCTATTTCAGGAACTTCTGCTAAGCCACCGAATAGACCCATCTTAGCTTTATTTATAATAGAGGTTTTAAAATCATTTGTAGTACCTGGTATAGATGGTGTATTGCCGCATGCCATAGCAAGATCATAATCCTGTAAAGCTGTAACAAGATCTACTGGATTACCGAATTGATCTAACATTACGAAATAACCAACATGCTTATCTGGTTCTCCAGTAGCATAAATTGGTATTACAGATTCTGGAGGCAATTGCATAACTAAAGGAGTTGCAACCGAATCTCTTATAGTCTCATCTTCTTTAAGAGCAAACTCTATTTCAGAAAGTCTATTAGCAGATGTATTTCTAAATAGAGAGTTAAGATAAGAGATAGTATCAGCACCAGTTTCTGCTTCTAAGTTAACAGTATATTTATCTTTCTTAGCATTACCAGTTAAAGAATCCATAGTTTTCTTAGCTCTACGTAAAATAGAGTAATCATTAGTAAATTCAAAATTAAGACTAGCTTCTGTAAAGGTAACTAATTTCTCTCTCTTCTCTTTTTCTATCTTAGTTATATCCATATTAGAATAACCAGTTACTATAGACTCTGTACTAAGAGTTTGGGTTGGTAACATATTTTTACTAAAAGCATTAGCTAAAGCTTCTTGAGATATTAAAGCCTGCTCGCCATCTTGAGAATAATAGTTCATAGAGTTGATACCATTATATCCACCAGAATAGTTAATAAGACGATCTACAGAAGCTTCCGGAATGATAGCTTCTATATAACAACCTTTAGTAAAAAGAGCTTCTTCTAAGATCTTAGGTAGTTTCTCTTCTAGCCTATAATTAGTATCTATATATTTCTTAATAGTTGTTATTATAGCAGATTTAACAGAAGTAGCCAGATTGATAGCTGGAGCTTTATAGGTAAATCCATTAGATACCATACTATTTGGATCTATAATAGAAGATGTCATAATTTGAATAGCAATTTTAAGATCAGGAAGTAACTTAAGGATACTTTCATTATTTCTTATTTTATTAGCAGTACTGCGTACAATACTCTCATGGTTATAAGCTGTATAAGGCCTTTGGTTTGCTGATTGTCCAGTGTTCAGCTTACTTAAAGCAGCTGCAACTTGTGGAGAAGTATTAACAATACTTGGAATATTGGGACGGAGATCGATATCTTCTGCCATAATATCTCCTTTTTAAAATTTTAATATGTAGGAGGCAACTAGATGTATACCATAGAACGTTACATGGCAGGCATCAAAGCGCTCACCAATAGCATTGTGATCAAGATTAACGAATTACCAATGGTTATTAACGCTGGTGTTGAGAATACAATAGGTTATAACCCAGCGGTTCATAAACCTACTAAAGAGAATATAAGAGAGTGGAAATACTATCTTAATTTAGCTGGTAAAATGCATCCTTTAGATACTCCTATAAAGATAAGAGTATTAGAAACAGAAAGAGATGAAATACTGACAGCTGAACTTTTAGACAGATATCCAACTACTAAAATAGAATTACAGAAAATGGATAGGTTCTATACTAACTATATGGACGAAAATCCTGAATATGTAAGATATATCCATGGTTGTATGTTTCCAGTAGATATAGATAAAGCAATAGAAGCTAAAGAAGGAACAATACTTACTTATAATAAAGATCTAGTAGAGCCTAATGAATATTATCTTATACCAGAGCTAGAGAAGTATATAAAAAGTCTTTTAGCTAGATGGCATGTTAAACCATATACCATAGTAGATAATCTCTATTTACCATCTTTAATAGCATTTATATACTCTGCTATTTATCTTAAGATAATAAACCTTAGATTAGAGAAGATAGGAACTTTCCAAGTACATAGTTTCCACTTGGAGCATTTCTTTAGATCTAGAATGGACCTATGGGATGATGTTAATATTCTTAATAAGAAAAGTTTATTCTGGTTATATAAGAACTTAGATGTTATGATGCATAACGTAGGTAAAGATCTTACCTTTAAGAAAGTTTATGATAAACTATTCGATATGAACTATGTAGGTATTGGAGAACACATACTTAGTAGGACTGACCCTAAGTTCTCGGATGGTAGAAATAACCTAGACGAACCTAGTTATACTAGAGATCCTGCTAACTTGATTACTAAGCACCTTAATAAATATTATCTAACGAATAATGGTAGCGTAGAATCTGTAGACAGTATGACTAATAGGCAATTAACAGCATTAGACGACGTTAATAAGAATATGCCACCAGTATTCCAAAAGTATCTTAAAGAAGTTGTTATAGACGATACTAATAGAAACATATTAGCTAAACAGAAAACTAAAGTATTAGACATAGATAGATCTGAAATACTTAAGAAAACAGGATTAGATCTATTCTCTTTAGTTATGGATTATTGGAGCTATGGTCTACATAAAGATAAACTATATAGACTTAAAATACAGTATAATGGTAATATAAGTTCTGTTAAGAGTAAAACTATGTTCGATAACTCCGAAATCGAATATATAGATCCTGAGAATAAAATCTATACAGTTACTCCTAAAGTAGGCTTAATGATGTTTATTAAGTTAATGCTCTATGCTAGCAATAACTTAGATATGAAAATAAGTAGTATAACTTATAATAGAGTTTGTGATTTTGATAAAGTTAAGTTTCAGAAACTAGTAGATACCATAATAATACAAGATGGTGTTTCTAAACCTGTTTTAGAAGCTATTAAAGATGTATTACCATATGAGCCTGAACTATTTACTACTATAGATAGTTTTAAGAAGTTCTTAGGAGATGCTATAGAACTTAGTAAGATCATTTGGGTTATGGCTAGCAATGTTCAAAACTTTCTGACTTCAGATGCTATAAAGAGAGTCTTTTTAAGTATTATAAAGAGAGATAGTTATCCATTATCAGACGACGGTAAAGAATATACTATAGACGAGTTATTACAACAGAATGGCGTTAAGTTTCCTATTAACCAATACACAGATATTGTAGCAACTATGAAGTCTATGATTAAAACATTTACTGGCGTTGAATTAGACCAAGAAGATGTTCTGTTACAGAATATGGATAAATATAGAAAGATCATTAAGAAACTAACTTCTTATAGCTTACACGCTATGGGAGCAGCTGGTGTTATAGACGATATATCTGTTTATTATAATAACCCTACTATCCTAAGTACTAAGAATGGTTTTGTTATAACATATGGTACAGAACTTAAAGGTCTTGAAGATGATATAGCAAGATTGAAAGCCTATGCTTGGGATAATCCATATTATCTTAATATTAACATTATAGAGCTTAGAGCTAAGATGGCTATGGCTAAATTGAAACCTATAAGAGGTGATTTAGTATTGAAGTTCCAAGAGTTAAGAAAAGATGGTTGGACTAATACTTACTCTGCTGATTTTGTAACCATACCAGAGTTTAGACTAGATGACTATAAATGGTATAATGATTGGATCACTGTTAAACAAGCTGAACTTAATGCTCTTGAGGATAAGATAAGCGAACTTGAAGCAGGTGCTATAGATAGTACTATACCTCCACATGTTAATAGAATCAATTTGCAAACAGCTTTATTAAATTACGAAAAACATTATGGAGAGTTGATAGTTAAAAATGGTCCATGGGTAGAAGAAGTAGGAGCTTATGACTTCAGGACTTTACCGGCTTACTGGGATGCTAACTTTAGTACACAAGACTTCCTTAAACTATCTGGTATAGAGTTAATACCTATAGAAGATGCTATTGGTACATTAGATGGTGAATCTAAAGAGATGCCAACGCCTATTAAAGCTAAAACGGTATTTAGACATAAGATTAAAGTACAAGACGAACCGAGCGGTCAAGCAGTTGAAAAACATGTTTTACAGACTGAAGGTAGTTTTGACTTTAGTAAGAACTATACAGTACTTGATATTTCGAACTATGTCTATGGTACTAAATATACTAAGATTGGCTTAATGGCTTTTAGTTCTACAAAACCAGGAACTGAAAATTCAAATAGACTCTTTACATACATGGTAGAAGATGTTGTAAAACATAAACCTGAAGTTATTAAGAAAGATAATAGTGATGGTAAGTATGTTGACATTCCATCTGATATTAAAGCTATTAAAGAGAATACAATTTCTAAAACAGATGCTATAGGTTTAGCAATGTTACCGTTCCAAGTAGTTTCAGATGGAGAAGTTTATAAAGATTGTAAATTAACCTATATAGGTCTTTTAGATAAAGATGGTAATATGGATGTTTATGATTGTAGTAATGTTAAAGTCTTAACCTACGATGATCTTACAAAATGTCCTATAGTTAAAACTGTTCCTAATGCTTACCATGGGGAAACAGTTGTTCTCCCTTCTAAAGTAAGTAAAGATAAAGTTATATCTGTTAACGTTAACTTAGTAGATAACTTAGAAATACCAACTTCTTTACCGCAATTAGAGAAAGGTAGAAAACTATCAACACTATTCGATACTATCAATGGTTTTGAAATAGGTAAAGATCTTGATAAGACTAAAGTAGATGGATTATTAGCTAACTATATACCTGGTTTAGATATAAACAGAACCATCTATAAGAAATATTCACTAAGTGAAGATTTTAAAGTCTATATGTATGTTAAAGAGAAAGTCCTACCTAAAGATCTTCCTTATTACAATAAAGGAACATTAAGAGACCATTTAGATAAAATATTAGCTTATGATCCTTCTTTAGGATATAGTACCCAGTATAAATGGATAATAATTAATAACATGTATTATAAACTAGAAGACGCTGCTGTATTTACATCTGAAGAATATCAAAGACTAGGTAATAACTCTGAAGGTATTTATATCCGTGGTAATAAACCTATGTTATACGTTGATATTGTAGATATAACAGATCCTAAATGGGCTAATAAACTAGTTATAGTAGAAGTGGACAGAGGTTATAAACCAAGATGTGTTAACTTTAAAACATTTACTAGGAACTATACTTTCGAAGAGTTTAAGAAAGAAGTTGAGTTAACTAATATAACCGGTAACATACCAAGATATGAAGTTAACCCAGCTATTAACAGTATGAGACTAGAAGAAGGTTTAATAGTAAATAGGTTTAAAGATAAAGTACTACCACATGTAGGTTATTACGAAATTGGTAAATTAGAATTTGTTAATGTAGGTAATAACTTAGTAACTGGTATAAGTACTACACCAACTAAAGAAGAGTTAATTAAGAAGTATGGAAAAGATTATCCATGGCTTAAAAACTTAAACATAGAAGAGTAAGAGTAAGGAGAGTTATTCTCCTTACTCTTACTTCTTTATAATGTGTTTTTAATATGCATAGCTTGGAAATATTGTTTAAGTGTTTTAGTAGATTTAACACCACCGTCTGCCATCATGTTAGATACTTCCATTATCATCTTTTGGGATGCTTCCCCATTCTTCATAAGCTCTGCTTGATATAGTTGTTGAGCTCGTATATCGCCACCTCTAACACGTACCATCTCAGTAGCAGTTTCTTTCATATCCATAGCAAGTAACATTTGTTGTTCTGGATAAGTAAGTTTAGAACTACGAGATTTGCCAGCTACTTGACCTGTAAGGTTATCTATAGACATATTGTGTTCTGGTATAGATATTTTCTTAGCAAGAAGCTGCTGCGCCCTTCTTACAGGAAGAATCATAGTTAAAGCTTTAACCGGTAGTAAATGATCTGGATAATCTGGATGATTAGTTACTTTAACTCTTTGGAAGAATTCATGTCCTAGTTGTTTAGCAACTTTAAAATTGTTCTCTACAGATACACGAATTTTACCATCATTAGGAACAACTACAGAAACATGTACTTCGCCTTTCTTCATACGTTGCATAAAATTATCGAACTCTTCATCTGTCATATTCTTAAAAAGATCTTCATAGAGTTTAACATTCTCATTACCAGAAACTATAGCGCCTACATATTTTATAATATAATCTTGTACGGCTTTTCGTTTAGAGTTCATATCTAGCTCCTTTTGTTCCAACGTATCGTTTTAACTATCATCTTAATAAATTTATATAAGATACAACAAGTTCCTACTAATAAAAGTAATAAGCAGCATGTTATAGCATCAGCTGCCCATGAACCTTCAAAATAGGAAATTCCAACTGTTATCAATATTACAGATACATAAATCTGTAAAAATATTCTTTCTTCTCTAGAAAATGTCATAATTTTATCCTTATATGGAATATAAAAAGTCACCTATCTAAGTCTTATTCAGACTTAGATAGGTTATTGTTAATTTCTTTTTGGACATCTAAGAAAAATCCAAAAACATTGTTGGTTTTAAGATAAGGGAATAATACCCTATTAAGATCTTGCATCCAAGGTACATGTGTTCCTTCGTTAGTAAGAACTGTAAATACCATGGTAAGTCCTTCTAGTTCCATATAGGCTCTAGCTCTTGTTAATAGTTGGATAAAGAATCTATTTATTAATACTCGCTGATAAATAGATGCTGTACCTTTAGTAGTAACGATGATAGGATCGTTTATAAAATAGTCTGCCGCTTCTTTACTTATTATAATTTCAATTGCTTTATAAATTTCAGTTGTTAAGTCTAAATCTCCTTCTTGTTTATTAAAGAAATCTTCAGAAGTAAGTTGTTTAGGCTCTTGAGCTTCAGCTTGTACTTTGTCAACATCGAATTCAGTTACAGTAGTTGAAGCTACGTTACTAATATTTTTAGTATCTAAAGAAAATACAGTTGGTTTCACTTGCATATTAGTTCCTTAATTTTAATTAAAGGTGTAGAGATTATCGTAAAGACCTCTACCAGCTCTGCTTTAATTATTCTATAATGTTTATGTTCTCGCTCGTTAGTTAGAGAAGAAGCTTTATGACAAGCCTCTTCATGGGTTTCCGCATTTACAGTATGGAGTTTAGTTTCAAATGTCTTTACATCTTGAAAGGTTACATCATACTGACTCATAATGTTATTCTCCCTTTTTCTTTTTAGTTTCTGGTTTATCCATCCAGTAAGGTTTATACAGACCTTTTCTCATCTTAAGAAGATCTATAGTACTCAAATATGGGACTGGATGTGAATATTGGTTCAATGTCCAGTAACCTCTAGTATTAAGAAGAACATCCCAATCATAACCCATTTCTTTAAGATCTTTATAAAGTTCTGCTGGAGTACAGTAAAGATCTGATTCTAGAATAACACGATGGTAAATACCTAATTGATGTAATTCTGCTGTTATATTAATAGCTCTACGTAACTTAGGATCAGTATCTATTTTACTACGTACAGTAGTTCTAGATAACGAAACATCTGGATAAAGATCTAAAGAGTAGCTACGATCTGAACCAGAGATACCAAAACCAGGAGTACCTGATTTGTTCTGTCTAAGATAATGAAATTCTGTTAAGGTAGGAAGAACACCTTCTGTTTGTGAAATAAGAACTTCTATATTACCACCTGATGGGCCAGACTTAGAACGTAAAGTAGTAAGAGTAACTTTATTAAGATCTGATTTAAGTATATCATTTGGATCTTTAGGATACTCCGGACCTTTAGTACCTTGATTATAGAAAGCAGAACCTGTATGCGCTTGATATGCTAAGTTAGTAAGGAAACTGAATTTACTACCTACTGACTTAATAGAATCACCAGTCTTAAGGAACTGAAGTTTCTTAGAAGGTTCTTCCCAAGGTTGTAAACCCATATTAACTTTATCACCAGTATGTGCTGTAACAAGTACATAAGTTGATGATTGTGGACATCTACCAGGTAGCTGACTTAAGAACTTAGTTTTAAAACCGCCTTGCTTCATAGCGTAGGTATTAGTATCTTTAGCATCAAGATCCCCAGAAAGCATTTCAGCAACTGAAGCTGCTTCAAACTCTGTAAAACTATCTATCTCTACGAAAGTAGGTACAGGTATTGACATTGGCTTATGTGTATAAGGATCTAACATACATTCTACAGTTACATAGCTTTTCTTATCAGCTACTTTTTGATCCATATATTCAAAAAGATTATCCCCAAACTTATTAGCAGGCATATTAGACTTATCCATAATAGCCCACATAGGATCACTACCTAGAATAGGTTGTTCTCCTAATGAAGGGAATTCAGATGCAAATCTTTCTAAACGATCAAAACTTATATTTACTTCTGTATCGTAAGTTAAGATATAGGTTTTAGTAGCTTCTGCTATTTTACTAGCAGCAGATAATGTCATATAGTGTATAAGTGTGCTTTTAAAGTTATTACCAGCACCAACTACGCCTATAACTTGTCCTAATCCGCCATTGAAAATAGTTTCACCTTTTGCGCCTTTAATTATAGAAGCGGTTGGGATATCCATTAAGCAACCGACAGGAATATAGATCTTAGGCATAGCTCTATTGTTCATAGCGAATTCGAATATTCCAGCCATATTTATCTCCTTGTTGTATTTTACTCAATTAGAGTCTAATTAGTTTATAGATAAACACTAGCTATAGGGATTTTGTTAACTGAAATATCTACCTCATAAGGAGCCTCTGATGAAGAGCATTTATAAAAATTATAAAATATCTAAAGAGCTACTACCAGATATGACTTATGCTACTGAACAACTAACTGCGAATCAGGAAGGCTTTGGTAGTTTTATTATGTCTGTGACTTCATTTTTCAAAAAGAAAATAGAAGCTATAGCTGGGATATTCGGGTTGAATAGTAAGAACGATACTAAAGAAGTATCTAAAGAAACTTCTGCATTGTATAAAGAGTTTACAAAATTTGATAAAGCTATAGATAAAGTAGTTAAATCTGATGCAAAAACTTATAATAATATTAAGAATATCTTACTACCTTGGATACCAGGTGTTAAACCAGATCTTTACTCTTTAGTAACTGGATTAAAATTACATATAGATAATATAGAAACTACAGCTATGCCACTATTAGAAAATACTGATACGTTTATTAGTAAACTATTAGGAGACGAAGACTATAGAACATCTATTATACCTAATAAAGAACTAGTTGATAATTTGAAAAAATATAGTAAAGAAACAACAAACTATTTAACAGATATAATCAATGGTAAACAAGTAGCAGACAGTAGAGAATTTGGAGATGTTATACCTAACTTGCAATCTATCCAAGCGATACATAACAGTTTGAAAGATATGTTATTTGCTAAAGATCTTGAGAAAGTACAAGAGATTTTTAACTATGCTAATAAAATAGGAAATAACGCTAAAGAACTATTGAACCAAGCACAAAAGAACAGTCTTAATATTAGTAAAGTAAGGGCTAATGAACTAGGACCAGTATTACAAGAATCAGCTGCTATCGTAACAAACGTAGCCGCTATCGTTAGAATACTAGATGCTAGTGTAAAAATACATAAGACCATACTTGCTAAATTAGATATGATAATAAAATAAAAAAGAAGAGTACAGATAGACTAGAAATAATCTAGTCTATCTGTATATTTTATTTTAGAACTTCCACTAGCGGTGGAATAGTAATATCGAGGGTACTTGCCAAAGACTCGATAATTCTTTCGAGTCTCACATTGTTTAGATATCTATTGCAGATATCCAGCTCGATTTTGATACCGTATTTGGTATAAGACCTATGTTCAAAGCCGCATTCTATACCATATTGAAAATCTTCTACTTTACCACGTATAACATTATCGGTTATACCATAAGTAGCGATTAACCTGGCACCTTCTTTTAGTTCTAGATCGGTGTTTTCTTTTGTAAGGTTAAACATAAAATCTTCGTGCACTGACCAACTTTCAAGAACATCATAGAGCTTATCGATATACTTATCTAGCTTTCTATCTAATCCGAACTCAACATCGACATTGGTACCATTAAAACCTAGTTTAAAGTTTCCCGCCATTGATAAGTCGTATTTTATAAATGGTTTACCACTTATAAAATATCCATGGGTTGGTGCTAAATCGCGACTACCGAAATAACTTCGGATGTACTTTATCGGATCGTCTTCTATTTCGATGTTATCCCATACATTGCGAAGAGCGTTTTGTTTTTCTTGTCTCTTTCGCTCTTCCTCTACAAGACTATTCCAATCTAAAATATCACTATTTCTATCACCTAGAAATATCTCAAGAACACGACTCACCTCTGTTACTTCACTAAGGTCTTCAATAGGACTAGTCGCAATATTTTCGACAAGCATATTATATATAAATCCACCTACTTGTAGTTTAGCTATAATATCTTTACCTTCGTTAGCTTTTTGTAATTCAATAGCTCCTATAGCCATTTCCATTGTTAGAGGTGCGCTTAGTATCGGACCTCTGTCTACTCTATAACCGTTGATGTAAAACTCGGTCATTTGCATAATATACTCCTTAATTTTATTTAACATTTACTTTTTATATATGACATAAGACTTCAAACCATCTTATGTTAACAGAATTTTTTTCATCTCACACGTTGTTACGTGTTATGAAACTTATATCTCCTATTAAAATTGTAAGATAGTAACGTAGAGTAAAACTCTACGTTACTATCTATTTGTTAGTTAAATGCTTTACTAGCGCATTGAAATCTGGAATGACTTCAGTTGGATCCTTCTTTTTATATATAGCCTTTAGACTCATCATACCGTCTGTAAACATATATTCCTCATCTTCTAATGGCGTTGTGGTTATCGATGTAACTAGAAGCATTTCTTCCAGATCAACTTTATTTGCTTCTAAAGAAACGATAATATTTTCATCGTCCGGTAACTCTAATTGCGTGTTATAGATCTTATCAAAATCTTGTTTACTAATTTCATAGCTTAATAGTTCACCAAGGTTATATATATAACCGTTAACATAAAATCTTGTTTGTGTCATTGTTTTCTCCTTATGTATACATATGTATTCCTATTTAAATAATATATAACTATCTTTAGATAGGTATATACAAATAGTGTATGTTTACATAGCTATGCAATATATAACTAAAACGAAATGACTTAGAGATAGAGTATCGATTATTTTCGATACTCTATCTCTATATTAAAAATGTTTATAAACATACTCTACAATAAGTAGCATTAAAAATATTGCGATAAATAGTCCTATAGAATATAAAACTGACATACCGAACATAGTTACATATGAATCCGTATACAGAAGTGTACTAGAAAAACTTATAGTCGCAGCTATGGTTAGAAACACTAAAACCGCTGTAGCTATTTGTGCTACCATAATTCTTAAACCTTTATTCATTGCTTATCCTTTCGTTATAGCAGATTCTAACTCTTCGTTAAAAATAACTAACTCTTGCGGGTTAAGAAGAAGTTCTTTCATCATAAGCTCTTTGATATTGTTAATATTAATTTCAAAAGCTTTAGATTCTACTGTTTCTAGAATATCAATTTTCTTAATAACTTCATTTTCAGTTTTAAATTTGATATGGTAATCCGGATAAGCAGTTATAAACTCTTTAAGATTTTTAAGTAATGTATTATCATTCTTAATTTCTATACGTATATAAGAACCTTTAGGTAGTTTCTTAAGTTCTTTCTTAAGGTTATTAACAATATCAGATTCAGTATGTTCTAAATAGGTTAATGTCTTAAAGATAAGTGCTTTAGTATTCTCTAAGAATTTAAAATCCATTTTACCATCGTTATAGATATTACAAAGTAAAGCACCTTTATTTTCTTCTTCACCATGCGCTAAACGATCGAAACTACCTGGAGCTAATATTCTTTCATAAGCGTTAGGAGTATGAATATGTCCAATGGTTATATAATATTTTACAATATCTAAATAATCAGATTCTTTATGTACGAATTTCATACCATCTAAGATTGGCATCTGGAATCTAAAACAACCATGCATAATAGCAATATCAACTTCTGCTAGTTGATTCTCTTTAAGAAGATTAAGAACCTCTTGATATGTATCTGAAGCTTCATGTCTCCACTCGTCAGGAACATAAAGAACAGAGATACCTAACTTCTCTATTTTCTCTATAGAGAGAGTATTGATATATTTATAGTCTGCATCTGGAGCTAGTTTCTTAGCTACTTCTGTAAAACTAGCTATTTGATCATTATCATGACTAGGTGTTCCATATAGGATTCTAAACATAATATTGTTATCTCTGCACCATAATAATATATTAGATAACCAAGCCATAATAAGTCGATATTCCATAGACCTACTAGATAGTAAACGATCAAAAACATCTCCTGCTATAAAAAGAATATCAAGATCGTTTAGTTCTTTAGCATACTTAATGAAAAAATCATTAAGATTATTTATTATATTTTCGGTATGATTCTTAGGATGTCCTAAATGTATATCAGATAGAACTAGATATTTTATCTTTGCTTTCATTATTTTTACCAACTGTTATAGTAAGTGTTTCATAATCTTCTTGAAACTGATATAAACGGATTTCGCCTTCTCGTTGCATATCTCGTAACCAATCTTCATAAGTGTCTGAAATCATATTCAATGTTTTGTAATCTTTATTCTCTAAAAGATAACGCATAAAAGGTGCTTTCTGATTACGTTCTGGTAAAACCTGAATGATCTTATTATCTTTATAACCATCTCTATAAAAACGCTCATGAAGTCCAGGTACCCATTCTATAATATTAATCTTACCAGAAGAAGCAAGTAAAGACATTTCAACAGCTTTAGCATAAGTATTAAAATAGTCTTTAATAATATATTCATAAAGACCGTTATCATGCTCTAATTCATCTTTATCTTTAATAAAGAGTTCTGGAAAATCTGATGGTCGTAAAGCAAGAATATCAGACTCTTGTCTATATTTAGCTTTAGTAATAGCTAGAAAATTGTTTCTAAAGAATGTTTTAAGCTCGTCTGTTAAAAGACCAGGATATGTTAAGAAAATAACTCTTGAAGACATAGAGAAAGATTTATAGGTAGTAGCAAGTTGTTCAACAGTTTGTTTTGTTATAAGCATAATGGTTCCTTAAATGTTAATGTTTAGATCACTTATGATCTATTATACAATATATAAAGGTTCTCGTGACAAGCTTATGTATATAAGGATAACAATATGATACTTCGCAGTAGTGACTGGTTGAACTATAGACAGGCTATAGTGCATGTTACCACTAAGAATAAGAGTTTTCTTAGGGTAGCACAGATCTATAAGTCTATGGGTATTAAGAACCATGCTTTTTTATTAGCTTTACATAACCCAGATCTGGCCGATGTCGATCCATTTAGCGATGATCTAACTGAAGACCAAATTAATGCTATAGGGCAAGAGATAGCAGAAAACCCTTGGTACTTCTTTAGAGAGATTATAAGGATACCAGCTTCTGGTACAGTTAATGGTGTAAGCTTTATAGCCAACAGAGCAAACATAGCTTACTTATGGTGTTGTTTTAACCACTTAACCACAATGATAATAATGCCACGTCAAACTGGTAAATCAGTTGTTGCGGATAGTTGTAACGTTTATATTCTTATAGCAGGTGGTAATAACATTAAGATGGTACTCTTTACTAAGGATAATGGTCTAAGAGTATCGAACATTGAAAGGTTAAAAGCTATCTTCGATTTACTACCTTGGTATATTAACCCAAGAGATAAATCAGATAGTAACAATACAGAAAATATAACAATCAATGCTTTACAAAACAGATTAGATACTGTTGTTGGCCAAACTACATTAGCAGGAGCTATGAAAGTAGGTCGTGGTCTTACAGTTGCTATATTACAAGTGGACGAGTTAGCGTTTATTCCACATATTAAAGAATCTTTAGAAACAGCATTGGCTGCTACTGGTGCTGCTAGAGAAAATGCTAAAGCTTCAGGATCGCATTACTACAATACATATACCACAACTCCTGGTTATGTTAATACAGAAGAAGGAGCTTATGCTAAATCTATTTACGATAGTTGTTGTAGATGGACAGAGAAGTTCTTAGATTTACCAACACATGAAGAACTAGAAAGTACTGTAAGGAAAAATACAAGAAGAGGTAACTTTAGTATACTAATAGAGTTTAACCATAGACAACTTGGTAAAACAGATCAATGGTTAAAAGAGAGAATATTAGAAGCGAATGCTACTGGCGATAGAGCTGAGGCCGACTTCTTGAATAAATGGTCACAAGGTACAGCAGCTTCTCCTATCTCTAAAGAAAATCTTATTAAACTAAGAGAATCCATAGTTAGTAAATCGTATATAGAGATAAGTACAGAAGGTTACGTTATGAACTGGTATATACCAGAAGAAGACGTTATGAATGGTCTTAATGGAAGACAAATAGTTTTAGGTATGGATAGTTCTGAAATGATAGGTAATGACAATACTACATTCTGTGGTAGAGATGTTGTTACTGGAGAAGTAATATGTACTGCATTGATAAACGAAACAAACGTACTTACATTAAGTAACTTTGTAGCTAACTTCTTAATTAAGTATCCTAATGTAACTTTTGTTCCTGAAGCTAAATCTACTGGAGTAGCTATTATAGATACAGTATCGCAAATATTCATTAGTAAAGGTATTAATCCATTTACTAGGATATTTAACTACGTAGTAGATGAGAAAGATATTAGACAAGACTATGAAGCAGCTTGGAGTAACATTAATAAAAGCTGGAATCTAAACGAGTGGTATAACAAATACAGAAGAGAGTTTGGGTATAGAACATCTGGAATTGGTAAGAATAGTAGAGATAACCTATATGGCACAGTTTTTAACTTTACTATGAAATATACAGCGCATTTAACAAGAGATGAAGATCTGGTAACCGAATTAGAGTCTTTGATAGTAAAAAATGGCCGTATAGACCACCCCGCTAACGGTCACGATGATTTATGTTTTATAGGCGACACGCTTATTCTGACTTCAAAAGGCAATATTCCTATTAGAGATATAAAAGTCGGAGATATGGTATTAACAAGAGACGGGTATAAACCAGTCTTAGCAACCATACACAGAGAAGCCGAAGTAATATCAAAATATGGATTAACTGGCACACCTAACCATCCATTTATAACACCAAACGGAATTGTGAATTTTGAAGATCTAAAAGATGAAAGCAAGATTTACATATGGAATTTGAACGAGAAATCGAAAAAGTTGGACCCTTTATCGTCCGGGACATTATTATCTATAATGGCAAAAGATATATTAGAAACCCAAACACAACAAGAAGGCAACATAGAGTGTACTATTGGAAACACGATAAATGGAAGACTATCCCAGTTGCACTACACAGGCAAATATATATGGACGAAGTTGGCGAAATACCAGAAGGATTTTGTATCCATCATAAAGACGAAAATACATTTAATAACGACATCAGTAACCTTGAGTGCTTATCAGCCTCCGATCATATGCGAAGACACCCAGTCGCAGAAGAAGTACAGCTTAGAAATATTGAACGCGCAAAACAGGATAAAGGGAAATACTTACAAGAGTGGAGAGATAAACATCCTGACTTGGCTAAAAAATTGTGCGAAGAAAACGGTAAAAAATCTCAAGGACTTAAACGTTGGCGCGAAACTACCTCTGAAGAAGACCAGTATAAACAACGTGTTGCAGCAGGTAAAAAAGGTGCAAGAAGATTTAAAATCCAACGAGAAAAAGCCGCGCTTGGAATTAGTGTATAATCTTACTATAAAAGATACTCATGAGTATTTTGCCAATAATGTATTAGTACACAATTGTATCTCATCATTATTGCCTATTTTCTTCCTTACACAGGCTAAAAATCACGAACTTTACGGTATCGATAAAGAAAAAATACTTGCTGGAGTTAGGTTAAGTATGACCGAAGAGAATGGTGGCCCTATAGAAGAGTATAGAAAAGCTAAACAAAAGCAAATTAAAGATACAATAGATGTTTATCTAGATAGAATTAAACGTTGTGAAGATCCTTATATAACACAACAGTTAATAGCTAAAACGAAAGCATTATATAACACATTAGATAACGATTTTATAGTTTCGTTTAACTTACAAGATATGCTAGATAAAATAAGCAGCGAAAACCGATTGAAACGTATTGATATTGGTGGTAGTAAAAAATATGCATTTTAAAATTAGAGTACTAGAGCTAATGTTAGCTCTAGTACTCTATAGTTTATGAAGTTAACTTATTACATATGGTAAATCGTAAGACCTACAATAGCAACTAGTATAATAACAGCAGCTACTATTCCAGCGATCTTACGTTTCTTAGAAGATTTAGAATCATCAGAGTTATCTTTAGATTCTGGTTTCTTCTCTTCAGGTTTTGGCTCTGGTTTTGGTTCAGGCCTAGGTTCTGGTTTAGGCTCTGGATTAGGTACTGGAGGAATATCTGGTTTCTCTATTCCTAATGCTTCTGACCAATCATCTTCTTCTGTAGGGTATTCAGTATGGTAAGCAACTGTTCTTGGTTTCTCTAGTAGAAGGTTAACATCTTCTAGAACTTCAGCTTCAGTTTCAACATCTTCATTATCTACAGCATAGATTTTCTTATCTGTAAAGTCAACATAGTACTCTAAGTTGCTATCTGCAAAGATAAAATCAGAGTCTATGATTGTACCTAAATTGGTTTCTCCAAATTTAGTTTCTTCTGTACACCTAACATGAATTTTAGCCTCATGAGGAAGGTCTTTCTCTTTGACTTTACATTTGAAAGTATAAGTTAAAGAATCCTGAGTATAGTTTTTAGACCATTCTTCTTTTATAAATTTTACAAAATATGGATCAGTAGTAAGTAGATCCTGGTTTTCATCAAGTACTTCACCGTCTTCATTTCTCATTACGCCTAAAATCTTAGATAATGGAAGAATGACGTGTTTAGATGCTATAGCTTCATCAACTTTCTTAGCATCATTCAGTATCTCGTAAAGTTTACTCATATTGGTATTCTCCTTGTTATGGTTTGGGTTAACTTCAGGGATATTTATTTCTAAGACTAAGAGGATTTGTAAGACTAGAAGAAGGAGGGTAATATGGAACTAAACGTAACTAGTGAAATGATGATAGCCCCAGATCCAGATATTCATGGTGGATTGAAGGGCCGAGAGTGTAAGTTCGTTAGTCATGTTATGGGTAATGAACAATATGATATACCAGATATGCATTATGTTAAAGAAGTTTGGCATTATAACGATGGAACCATGATAAGGAATCTAAGACCTATTAAAAACTATCTAAGATCGTTTTGGGTTACTAAAGAGAATTATAAAAATCACCAACAGAAAAAAGAGACTGAAGAGATAGGTAAGTTAAATCATTATAGAGCAACACAAACGAAATTAGCTAAGGAAGTGGCATCAAGGTTAGGAGATCAATATAGAGGTTGTAGCCAGATGAGAATGTTAACGAATTCTCCTTATCTATACGGAACTGATGTTAAAGCTAGTGATGAGATAATGTATAAGTATTTAAAGAAATATCCTAATATGTCATCTCCGAATATAGTATGTGCATTAGATATTGAGACCAATACATTAACAGATGAAATAATTTTGATTTCAGTATGCTTAGAGGATAGAATCTATACGACAATATTAGAGAGTTTCTTACCATTTACAAATGGTGTAGAAGAGAAGTTAGAGAAATTAGCAAGAGCTAGTTTTCCAGATGAAAAAATAGCAAAGAGTGTACAACTTACTTATGATGTTTGTAAAACAGAGAAAGATGTTATAGAGAGAGCTTTTAAAACAGTTCACCAGTGGCAACCAGATTTTCTAGCCATATGGAACATAGCATTTGATATTCCAACTATAGAAGCAAGATATTTAAATCTTGGTGGTAATATGGCAGATTTAGTATCAGATCCTAGGATTAAACCAGAATACAGATACTATAAGTATAATAAAGGTGTATTTCAAAAAGTAACAGCATCTGGTAAAGTAAAACCAATTGCACCACATGAACAATGGATAACCGTACAGGCACCAGCTAGTTTCTTTCTTATAGATGCTATGCAAGCTTATAACTTTGTAAGATCAGGGCAGAAACAAAATCCCGGTGGTTATTCTCTTAATGCTATTATAGAAGCAAACTTAGGAGAGAAGTTTAAGAAACTACATTTTGACGATCCTAATACAAAAGATCTGGCAGGTATAGATTGGCACCAATATATGGTAAGTAAGAAACCATTAGAATATGTAATATATAACCAATGGGATACCATGGCAATGATATTGTTAGATAATGAGATACAGGATTTGAAGATTAAGATAAGAGCATTAAGTGGTATGGCGGATTTTGCTATATTTAATAGTGGTCCTAAAAAGATTGTAACTAACATGTTTTATTTTAATTTAGAACGTGGTCAAGTCATGGGATGTAAACAACCAATGATAGAAGAAGATGAAGATCTTTTAGGCTTACAAGACTGGATAAAAGATTACTGTCCAGGTAAAATTCCTTTAATTGCTGGAAAGCTTATAGCAAGTCAACCAGCAGCGAAGCTTCAAAACGAAGAACGTTCAGAGACTAGTAAGACCATATGTAGAAGTATATGGCATACCGAGAGGGAAATGGGGAATATTTTATATAGATAGAATAAAGATATAGTCCGATCCTTATAGTGATATAAGAAAAATGAGTAATGCTAGATATAGACCAAATTCATCCTGCAGAGTGTTGTTATCTAGATGTAGCTGATGAAGTACTTAGTGACGAAATGATAAAGCGTTATGTTTTTGACGCTGACTGCGTAAGTAGCTATCCTTCTGACATAATGGCAGCTAACGTATCTAAAGATACAACTGCTCGGGAATTGCTATCTATAGAAGGTCTTAATCCTGAGGATTCTAAATTATCCAATATTAACATACTTTTTGGTAAAGTTAATCAAGTTACATATATGTCCGATATGTGTAACTACCCAACGTTAGAAACATTAGAAAAAAATATGATAGTAGACTAGTATAGGGATTTTTCCCTATACTAGTCTGTTTATTTTATTAGCCAACTTAAAGCCCCAGTCATTGACAGAGACCCATGCTAGCACCTCTTCTTGTTCTTCTTTTGGGGTAATATTCCAATTATAGTAATAGTACTCCAAATCAATGTCACCTTCTATACGTTTAAGATCATAGGCTTTCTTAATCTCCTCTGGAGTCTTAAGAAATTTTATTTCTCCATTGATCTCATCTTTGTATACTGGTTTCCAAACCAATGATAAAGAATCGTCTTGATTCTTTAATGGTAATGATAACATGATTAAGTTACCCAACTTTTTACCATATGAAATTACTTCGTAATGGTTAAGTTCGGCAACTAAAAGTGGATACCCAGTCTCAGCTACTTCTCTAATAGCAGAGTTATATTCTGCGCCTGATATAACCTTGACCTCACCCGTAGTAAGATTTATTACTGGAACATAACCATTATCTGGTAATGTCACAATAGTTCTCCTCTTACTAAATGGAGTTATAATACTAAAGTTAGTATTATAACCTTCCTCGAATGACGGGTAGATATGATCACATTTTTCAGCAGTTAAAATATCCACCGCTTCCTTATTGTCTAGAAACTGCACGAAGATACATTTATCTTCTCCAGTTTCTAACTTATACACAAAACCTGGCTCTATCTTATCGATAGCCAAGTATTGTTCTCCTTTCTTTAGTTCTGGAATCATCTCTAGTCCTCTATTAATTCTATACTAGATAGCTCGATATAATCAGCTACCCATTTAATGCCCCATACCGCAGCAGCTGCTATGGCTGCACCTAAGCACATAAATCCTCCAATAGCTAGCTTGCTAATATGTTTATCTTCCTCATTTTCTGTTCCCACATTAGCGCTTTTCTTCTCTGGATTTTCCATATTTTTTTCCTTTTTGCTTTCATATTTTTTTCTTTTTTAATAAAAAGGGAGGTCATAATGCCTCCAACATTAGTTATTGAAACACAATACCACGTATGCAAGAGCAGCCCATGTTAAGGCACTAGCTGTTATGATTGCATACCTTATAGCACAGGTCACATTCTGCATATCATACTCCTTATTCATAAGAGGGTATATTACCCTCTTATTCAAAACTTTCAGCTATCTTAGCGCCTAAAACATAAGCGCCATAGACTGCTAAACCTACGATCGCGCCTACAAAAATACCAAGTCCCATGCTGCTTATTTCTATTTCAATGCTATTTTTCTTAATCTCTTTTTCCATTTTATATCCTTTATATTTTATTTATTCTAGTACCAGTTATAACTATAAAAGCTATAGCACCTAAAACCATATATCCCAAGAGGGTATATACCCTCTCATTACTTTTTTCTTCGGATGCCATAGCATCCTCCTTTGTTACTCTTCGAAATACTTTTTGTAAGCCCAAATGCCTACACCAACTACAGTACCAACCGCAGCACCTATCGCAAGTTTCAACCAGATAGAAGAGTTTTCTTCTTTTGTTTTTTCTTCTTCTTTCTTCTCACGAGCTTCTTTAAGTTTATTAAATACCTCTTGAGTTTTATTAATAGTCTCCTCTTTAAGCTCGTTTACGGTGTCTTTAAAACTATTTAACTCTTCTTCAACACCCTCTTTTAATTCCTCACCTGCATTACGCTCCGCCCTAAGTTCCTCAGTCCACTCGTCCATAAGATCGTTTATACTTCTTTTTCCTATTGGATCATTTAGATCTATTACGATTGTTGGTTGTTCTTGTACTTGTTCATTGTTCTCCATTTCTTCTTTCCTTTCATTTTCTTTTTCAGCTACTCTAGCAGCAACTCTTTCTTCAGTTAGGCATTCTGTTTCTAATGTTTTCTGCATAACCTCTATTAATCGATCTATATCGACACCATCTGCTAATAGACCACTAAAAGTAGCCATAAATACTTCAGGTCTAACTTTAGATTTGGTTCTAAAGTATAAACCCTTTATTTCATAAAGCACATCGTTAGATACTTTATGAATATTTTCTAATATGCCTGCATTTAGAACACCATGGTCTAAACCTAGTGTTTCTAATGTGCCTAAGATCATATTTACATCTTTATTTGCTATAAGAAGATCTACTATTCGTCTCCTATTAGCACCATCAATATCATCCTTATCCAGAGCTATCTCTGGAAACCTTTTATTTAGAGTTCTTAATAACTCTAATTGTTTTCCTTCTTTACTGCGTACCATTGTGTACTCCTTATGTTAATTTTTGGTTTAATTACCTAAAGCAATATTAATCTTAATATTCCTTTAGAGAATTATTACACCAGGGCTAAACCCTGGTGGCTAGTTTTATGCAACTAGTCTTCTTAGCTTGTAATCTAAATTATTTAGATAATCATAAACTTGAAGCTTATATGCTTCTTGTTTGGCTGGTTGTTTATCCAGCAACTTGATATTAGTAGATATTTTATCTACTATATCTTTGATATTTTGATTAGAATATGGATATTTTTCTAACCGATTTTTTATAGTTGATACGAGGGTATCAACTCTGTCGGTTACTAACCCGGATTCTAATCCTAGATCATAAACTGACATGTTAACCTCCTTTCCAGGAGACGCTATCAGGAGGGCAAACTCCTGATAGTTACTACCTTAAAATATTAGGTAATATTAATTACCTATAACAACATTAAACTATAACATTCTTATAGGTAATTAAGAACACAGAGAGTAAGAGATATCTCTTACTCTCTGTGTATATTTTTATTTAAAAGCAGGATGTTGTTTCATCTTGCTTCGAGATAGGTCGTCCATCTTAAAGTAATCGGCTTGACTTATCTCTTTGTTTACCATTTTCTTGTTGCATTTGAAACTACCATTAACATAGGCAGGAACAGACGAAACGGCATGGCCATTATATACCACGTATATTACACCTATCTCAGGTGTATTTTTACCTGGCTTCTCGACAAGAGGTATATCACATCCATAGACATAGACCTGATTATCTAAGTCTCTAACTGCCTCTGCCACATCTTTTCCTAGTATATTTAACGAGCTATCTACTGGAATGTTATATTCGAATTCCTCATTATTAGGTAGTGTTATTATAGCTGTTCCTTTACCATAAGTTGAAACTTCGCCTAAATATCTACCCTTCTCGTCTATTTTTACTCCAGGCATATCTGCTGTTTTTAACAAACTTATTACTTTACCTTTAGGACTATTGTCTTTAGCAGCAGGTTTAGCTACTGTGTCATTATCGTCAATTTCTTTCTTTTTATTTTCGTCGATAATGACTGGCTTAGATAGCAAAAGACCAGCTTCTCTTAAAAGGAAGTATTGCTCTTTTGTAAACTCTTTACCTTCCATCTTAGCATTACATAAATATGGAAATGCTAATTTAGCGTTGTTATTAAGAATAGGATACTTAATAAACTTCTTGTCATTAACAATGCCATAGATATACTGCGTAGGAACACCTTCAGTTCCTTCTGCTATAGCAACGCTATCTTCACAACCTACAACATACTTAGCAGGTACATTTCCTGCATAAGCCTCATAAGCAGCTTTAATATCAGGGTACTTATTTAACATTTCGTCTGTTACCGCAATCTTTTTATCCCCTATATAGATTGCTAGTTTATCGTTTGGATCAAGACCTAATGTATATAACAAAACTCCGCTCTGATCAACATTAGCTCCTAGGATACCTGCTTTTAGAGCAACGTCTAAGATCTCCTTAGTAGTATACGCATCTCTTAAGTCAGACTCATCGTCCAAAAATAGTGCATTTATAGCGTCACTATTTTTGTCATTCCATGCCAATATTTTATTATAATTTTCTCTAAAATACTCGGCTGGTTTACCGCCAGTGTATTTGACAAGCTCAGGTTTCTTTGCAAGCGGATTAAGAGGGTTAACTCCGTAACAAACAAGGTTGGTTACTGGAACCATTTCTCCAGATTTCCCAGTAACTTCTAAATACTGGGCTACGCAGCCCTCTCCATGATTATAGTACTCTGTACCATACTCATGAGTATTACCTTTATCATCTACCACACTAGGTATTGTACCTATGTTCGTAGCGCTATTTAAAATATCGCACATTTTATCTTGTTTCTCAAATCCAGTGCGAACCTTTATAATATTGCTTTTATTGCTTTTATAGGTATTAACTGTGTTAATATTTATAAAGTAACCCTGCTGATCGCAACCAGCAAATCCAACAACCGCACTACTATTTGGCTCGATTATTGACCCAATAAACAAATCATTTCTTTTGCTTAGATTCTCTTTAATCTGATTAACGAATGAGTAATACTCCTCAAAGCCAAAACTTAAACTAGCTACTGCTAGTAATCCTAAAACTATCTTTTTCATTGTGTGTTCTCCTATTAAGATGTATTTGTGTTTATTGGTTAGTCTCTAAAAGAGACAACTTATTTACTACAACATAAAGAGATGCTTAGAGCTCTACATCGACTAGTTTAAACTCGTCGATTATTGCACTAAGCATCTCTTTTTCCGCCGATGTTAACTCTCGGTCGGTGTCACCGAGTTTCGCTTCCTCGAATTTGAAACGAACGATTGGCATACTCATCCCGTTGGTATCTCTTATATAGCATGTTATACTATACTCACTTTGTATAGCATAGTCGATAGCTATATTAGTATCGCCCTCTGCAGTAGGTATAACACTTACTAATTTATCCTCTACCGCATCTTGGTAGCGAGCAAATGCCCAATCACCCTGGCATTTTTCGGCGCCTTCTACATATTCTGCAGTTTGTTTGTAAGCCTCTAAGGCAACTTTATCTAAAACACGATTAAAATAATTTATAGACACTATTTTCATAATGTACTCCTTTTGGTTTATTAAATTTTTGTTTACTAGCTTAAGGTGATAGAGGAATAGATTAACATAATTACAAAGATATCCGGAAGGTTATTAATGTTGTTACCATTATTAAACCTTAATTTTTATTTCTATTCCTCTATCTAAAAAGAAGTATTCTTATACTCTTTCTATATTGATCCTTTTAGGCGTAAAGCCTAAAAGCATTGATATAGAAGAACTCTTTAAGTTCTTCTATATTGATAATATATAACTGAAATTTTTTCACTTTGACGTACAATATGGGTATCCTAGGATTTTATTCCTAGGATACTTTAATTTTACTCCCAAAGTGAGTCTGGGTCATAGTCTATAATTCTACCTCTGGCATCTTTATAGACAACTTGTTTAACATCCTGCTGAGTTTTCTCTTTATAAGAATCCGCTTTTACTTGCGGATACTCAACCGGACGTAGACTTGTTATGAATGCCTGGTCAAAATGACCACTGTTTAGCATCCGCAACATTTCTGTTACCATAGGGCTTCCTTTCCGTATGTATTAGCCGTACATACTGATATAGATAATGTTCATTGTCTATATAGGCTAGTCCTATATAGAGAGATTAATATATGTTTAGTCTCTCTATATTTAGAATATATAACTGAAAAAATTTGACTTTGACATCATTTTTACAAAAATAAAATTATACACTAGATAGAACCTATTAGGTTCTATCTAGTGTTTCTATTATTTATTCTTCTTAAGATACTTAAGATATTCTTCTGCTGTTACTTCTTTTCCAGCATATCTAACATGGGTTGCTATCCCGCGTTTACATAGTTTCTTTATATCGAACCAAAACTCTTTACCATTTAGCATATCATTAAGTTCTTCTTTAGTAAGAAACTCTTTAAGTTCTGATTTAGCTATATTATCATAAAGTTGTTTATAAAACTTAATTCTATTAACAACATCAGAAGCTTTACCGAATGCTCCTCCAGACCAATCGTGGAACATGATCCAACTATGCTCGTATGCTATTCTCTTATCTCCAAATGTAAAGATAATAGCAGCAGCTGAAGCACCTGAAGGGTCTAAAATAGTTGTTGTTCTACCGTAGAACTTTTCTTGTATAACAGATTTGATCTTATATAGTTCAGATGCATAACCACCAGATGAGTCTATTCTAATAGTTAAGGTATCTTCATCTCCAGAATTTCTTAAGTTATTTAACAACATAGAGAGATCTGGATGATTTTCTAAAGCAGTAAAATAGATTGTATGTTCATTTCTAGTTACTGATTTAGTATATAATTTATGTTCTTGTTTATCAGAACCTCGTGGATTAAAATTAAGATCTAAAGAGTTATCATCTTTAGACTTGTTAGGGGTATCAAAATCTAATTTAGATTCATTAGCCATATGTTCTCCTTATAATGTTATTTTGCATTTTGTATAGTCACACTTTAACTTCGAGATGAAAGAAGATGGGATATTAAAATCATCAACTACTTTATCTTCTCTTTTAGACGGTAAAGTACAAACTATGTCTTTAGCTGCTCTTACATGTTCCCAATTAAAAGTCCATGGTAGTTTATCTTTAAACTTCTTATACTCAACATTATAGGTCTTTTCTCCTATATAAATTAAGTTACGAAGTTCGTAATCATTATGTCGTTCTAAGAAAGCTTTAAAGTCTTTTTGCTCTAAGATATAAACTACTTCTTTATCTGTATTATAAGCTAAGATTTCATATTCTGAATTATACCCAAAAGCAAAGAGTGGTAAAAGTTTATCTTTATGGCTATCTTTACTCTTAGCATATTGAGTAATCATGATAACGAAATCTGTAGGGCGTAAGAGATGTTTATCTAAACGTTTAACACTAGGCGCCTTATAGTCTATAATAACATCGTCTTTATCATAAGCATGAATAGCAATGAAATCATGATCCGTTTTAGACTCATTATCCCACATAGGATAAAATACGCCATTATCGGATAATAAAGGATCTTTATAATCTACCGTAAAACGATAAGACTTAATAATTTCAGGATCGTAAAAGAATATGAAATCACCTTCCATAACATCAGCGGCAAAATGGTTCATATCTTTAAGCTTAATATAGCTACCCCACTTACCACCAATACCAAGTGAACTAGGTTCTGGTTTAGCAACATGAGTAAAATAGGCCCATAACCACTTAATAAAATAGTATAAAGCGAACCCAGCAACTATTAAACCTAAGAGTTCGTATAGCAGAATCTCTACTTTATAATCCATGTGTTTCCTTTCCATAATTAAAAATAAAACGTTAGATAGAGAACATCTATCTAACGTAACTTAAGTTCTGATTCCCAAGCATTAGGACGATAAGTTTCATAACGCCATTCTTTAGCAAAATCTTTAGTGCATGTTTCTCTTTGTTTATAAAGATCTTTATGCTTTCTGAGGTTACCGCAGTATAGAGCAGTATACGTAGTGTCTACTCCGTCTATCTTTCTAAGTCTACCCATCATCTGTCTATTGGCTTGTAAAGACCCCATAGAGATAGTTTGGATAATTGTGGACAAATATGGGATATCAACGCCTACGCCACTACTACCAGGCGTTGATGCCGTGATATCAGATGTCATCAAGTTTTGATAGTCATCTTCTTGAACATATGTGTTAACTTTTAACTTAGGATACTCTTTTCGTAATACAACCATAAGATGTTTACACATATCAACAGTAGCTGCATACACTAAACACTTATACCCAGGTTTGCGTTTTTCTATATAATCGCGTTCTACATATTTTAAAACCATCTTATCAAACTGTGCTAATAGATATGGTCTAGATAAAATAGATTGCTCAAAAAGTACTTGACTATAACCTTGATTAGTCTGGTGTCTTAACTTAGGTGCTTTCTCTATATAGTATCTAACATTATTAACTTTTATATGCGCCCCGCTACCAGTATTCATATCGAATCTTAAATGTTCAGGAACCATCATTTTATACATTTTAACAGTATGCGGATCATTACTACTAAATGTTGCTGTCAGTAACAAATAGAAATCGCATTGGAAATACAATAAGATTTTAGATACGCTACCTGGCTCTTGGTGGGACTCGTCATTAAGAAAACCTCCTATACCTAAATGTTGCATAAGATTTTCTGGCGCAACAGGATACTCTTTAAGTAGAAACATATCGCCCTTACGATTATCATAAACATTTATATAATTCATAAGTGTTCTAATACTAAAAATGAATATATCATATTTCTTCTTATACTCTTCAGCATTAATCATTAAGTCTCTAAGAGCATCTCCGCCTTGTATAATTACATATCTATCTTTTATATTAGGATAATACTTTAAAACATCTTCTTCCCATTTTTCTAAATATTTACTTAGAATAACAATTGCCGTTTTAGTTTTCAATTCGGAAAATATATAGCTAGCTAAAACGCTCTTACCAGCACCCATGACTAGGTTTATCATACTGAAATGTTCCGGATTTTCGAGTACCAACTTCGATATTCGTTCCTGATAATCTCTAAGGGTAAACTTCTTATGATCAAACTCTATGTTCGCATAATCTCCATGTTTTATCTTAGTGTTATTAATTAACTCTACAGTATCCGAACTTATCTTTCCGTTAGCACCTATATATCCTAGATAAGGTTTAAGTAGCGATTTATGTAATCTATAAACTTCATGGTTATCCTCGTCTAGGTAATTAACAAAAAATGGTTTATCCTTAACTCTTATAGCTCTTCTTATGTTCTTATTGTATTCAAACTTGTAAGACCAATAAGGGCTTAAAAAATCTCTAGTAATATTTTCCAGTATCTTGTCATAAAGCGTTACAACGAAATGCGATACATTAATCTCTAATTTTAATTTCTTCATAACTCTCCTTCCAAGTTACGGTATAAAAAAATTAGGGTAACTATTTTGTTACCCTAACAACTTACTTTTTGATCGGATGGCTATTATAGTCTGCCAGTGTTTCAGCAGGCGCTAAATAAACATCCATAATATGGTTAATAGGTTGTGTAGTATCGAATGCCATAGGGTTCATCATTGTATCCATATGATCCTGATAAGCATAGGCACCACCCATAGATCCATTTGTTAAGATAGTCTTAATGTTTCTAGTAGAAGCAGACGGCGAACCATGTGCTACTGAGAAATCTCCTGCTTCATAGTTATTAACAGAGAATGCTGCTACTATAACTTCAAAGAGTGCTATGTTAACAGACAGTTTACTATTAACCTCTGTAAATAGACGATGTAAGAAACCATCTTGAGTATTGATACTATAAATATCATCATCTTCAGAGTCTGATTCTATTTTACGTTTACCACCATTAATAGCGGCACCGAAAAGTTTAGAGATAGACTTAGAGAAGTTGATATAAGAGAACTCAACGTCTGGAATAAAGATTAAAGGTTTATTCATATCCCAACCTTCTAAAGGTATAACGATATTCTCTTCATTATCGATAGTATATTCAACTTTCTGAATATGTAATAAGAACTCAGTTGTGAAACTACCAACTTTCTTACCTTTACGAATCTCAACTGGTATTTCTACTGTTTCACCAGTTGCTTTATTCTTCTTAACCAACCAGATATTGTAAAGCATAGATACTGAAGTTGGTGCGAAACGTTTAACATCTGTTGCTGGTGTAATATCCGCAAGTCCTCTAGCTGAAGATACTGCTACTTTAATAAACAGATCGAAATCTTTCTTATTATCGAAGACAGTCTCTTTACCACCACCTACTTTATCTATTACATATTTCTTACGTAGATAAGCATGGGTATTATCGTCAACTTTAGTTTCAAAGTCATTACGGGCTACTGGGTTGATAGATATAGGAAGAGCGTTCGCAGAAGAGATTTCGTGTTTAAAAGAAAGTATCTTCTGTGTTATCTCTTGCGTCATAACAGTTGCTGCATAGTGTCCGATATGAGAATGCTTAGGTATGTTATAAGACATTTGACCTAAACACTTAGAACATATACAACGTTTATCAGACCATTTACATTTATAAGCAACACGTAATTTTATTTTCTTACCTATAAGATGTGTATGGTGTTTAGTAATAACTTCTTCTTTACCAGTCTCTTCATTTAGATAATACTTACCTACCAACATAGGAAGATGGCATTTAACAGGGTTATCTTTAGAATCGTTCTCTGGAAGTACTTCCCACTCTACATAATCTTTCTGACCGCAATCTCCATCTGCAACATGTTCAACACGATACATAACTAATTGAAGTTTTCTAGCAAAGAACTCTGAAGAAGAAACAGCTGTAGTAGAAGCACGTAATGATTTAGCACCAGTTTGAGATTCCATACCCAGTTCATCTAGACCATACATACCAGAAGTAAATGAAGATGGAATTGGCTTCTTATAAAGCTCTTCAGATAGGTTGGTAATATTACCTCTCGGTCCTAGAACTTGTTTAAGTTGTTTTTGGTTCATAGTACGAGAGATATAACCTTGTGCTATCTTATTGTTCTTATACTCTGGAGAAGTAAGAATGTTATGTAATGTCTTATAAGCATTCTCAATAGCAAAAGCTACCTCTTCTGTTTTATTCATATTAGCATTAGCAACATCTCTCATAGCTTTAACAAGATCAGGATGTAACTGAACATCTAAGAAAGTATTAATATCTAGAGTTGAAACATAATCTAAGTTGTTGAATACGATTTCGTTATAGATATCGTTAAAGGTAGTTTGCATCTTAAGCCAAATAGCTTCTAGAGGATCTCTAGATCCCATAGGCTCCATAACATTATCGATAAGATAACGTAAGATGGTTTCATAAGTCTTATTAAGAGTATCAGAAACATAGAAGCCTGATACATAGTTATTCGTTATATCGAAAGAAGATAGTACTGGTAAGTTATTGAATAACTTAAGTATATCCCAAATATAACGATTAACGATAACTTCTCTAAACGTTAATGGTTTTTCAACACCATCGTCAAATCTGACAATGATATTAGTCTTAAGTCTAGCGTTAAGATCTTGTGGAGTCTTCTCCATAAGACGTTTAACATCGACTATAGGCGTAGTGATGTTAGGTTGCGGTTGTGCTTTGCTCATTGTGTCTCCTTGTGTTGTTATTTAGTAATCTTATATACTAAATAAATAATATATAACTATCTGTAAATGACGTTATATGTGTGTGAGTAATAAACTCATTTCCTTGTGTTCTATTAATTTTGCTTAGAAAAAATAATCATACTACGATAGTATCCTATCGAGGGATACTATCGTAGATACAAATGTAAAAGGAACACACTGTTGACAACCTTAGAGGATATGGAACTAGATATATATCCTCTATTTTATCAAAAGTAGATAAGAGACTCAAAAGAGTCTCTTATTTTAAAATCTTAATCTGCACCTGGGATATAGGTATAATCGAATCCCATAGGTTTGAAAATAGATTTAACTAACTTGATAGCCGAGTCTTCTCCAAAAGGAGTAACAGATCTATCAACAGCACGTTCCATGTTAGATGGTTGTGGAGCATTTAGTATATTCTCGTACATAGCTTTATGTGTTGGAACACTATTTGCTCTATCCTTAAGTTCCGCTATAGCTTCTCTACCACCATAGTAAAGATATAAACGACCTTCTGTTTCAGAAAGTATCTTAGTAGGTGTATTACGATATGGTAGTCTATCTCTATTAGCAGCTGTTACCGGAATTGGGAACATAAAGTTATTCAAGTTAGGACTTGAAGTATACAACATGTTATCAGCTGTTTTACAAATAAGGATAGTATAAAGAGGTGATATAAGAATAGGGTCCTTAGTTACAAACTCTTTAACAGTTTTACCATCATCTTCTAAGATTGGAATATGTACTGGTCTCCTTGGAGGAGCATATTCTGAACACTCTATATCTTTAACTATTTGATATAGTCGTTTAGGGTTAGATACTTGTTGCATAATATAAACTTCTTCGTTTAAACATACATTAAGTATCTCACGTTTTTGATCCATATCAGCTTGAGCATAATAATCAAATTGAGGAGTATTGAATTTACCTAAAAGACCCATAAGATAGGTAAACATAGATTCAACTTTATTATCATCTAGTTGATAAGTATCTAATACTCCATTAGCCATCTCTCTTAGTATAAGCTGGCAATATCTAGAAGCAGCGTTTATTTCTTGTTGATATGGTCTAGCCATATTCATACGAGAAATAATCGAGTTACTATCCATAATAATATCTGCTCTACCATATTCGTTATATGGCATGAGATGGTCTGGACGTACTTCCGATACAACGCCTTTACCACCAGACTGATCTGATATTTTATGTCCTTTACCTAACGTAATTGTATACTTAATAGTAAACTCTATACGATAAGTATCTAATGGTTCATTACGATTAGATAGACCTAATTTATTCGGTAAGTTAGAAGTAGAAGTCTCTTTAACTTGTTTTAACTTCTTAGATAGATTTAAAAGAGCATTATTAGATTTAATATGCCTAATATTCTCTTCATGCGCTATCTTACCTGCTCTAACTATAAGAGCATGAAGTTGTGGAGATTTTCTTATCTTCTCTTTTCCAAAACTATAATCTACATCCTCTAGCTCTTCGCATATGGAATGATATGCTTCTAGAATATCTTCGTAATACTTAATATACGAACGCGCATATTTATCCGGTATCTTAGACATACCATAATAGAGCTCAGAGTTCTTCTTAGGGTTCTTATAACAAACTATATCTACAACTACTCCAGACTTTACAGTTTGGCCATTACCAATATCAACATCTTCTCCTGGTCCACGTACATAATAACACTTATCCATAATAGGATCGAATTTACGTAAATCGTCTGCTGATAACAGAGCTGGTGAGAAATCTAAAGGATCTTCATCTAGCCCTGATTTATTAGCTCCGAAGTCTTTAAAGTTACGTAGTGCCATTAGAACAGAATCAGAATTAATTTGTTCTCCTATCTCTGGAAATGGTTTATATTCATTTTCATCACCATAGATGTTAAGAGGCATATACTCTGAACCAAACTCAACAGCTTTAGTTTCAAAAACATCATATCTCATTTTCTTAGATAGTGACTCTGAAATAATAACACCGTCTTCTGCGATGTCAGGGTGTGTACAAAGGATCATATTTGCATTAACACCTAACGCATAACCGCCATTTGCTCTTACTGAAGGTGAAACAGCTAACCTTGTTCCAGCTGGTAACTTAGTTCCACGTTTAATAGAGTCTAAGAACTCTTTATCTTGTACATAAGAGAATCCAAAGTTCTGATGGTAGCCAGCATGGAATAATGGAACATTGATAATATCCAATGTTCTTACTATTCTATTATTTTCGTCTAGTTCCTGCTTTAACGTAAAATAAGTTTTCTCTGTTATCTCATGGACATAAGAGTCTGAGATACCACCATAACGTTGTACTACTCTAAGAACAGTACAATCGTCTTCTGCCATAGGTCCGAAAGTATGTTTAGACAATTGCTTATCAGAACCGGTTTGAACTATTGGTATATCACCGTCTATAAGAGTTACAGACTGAGATTGATGGGCCGTATACATATACGACCGTGCTGACGAGTTATGTTGTACTGCATAGTTAACAGCATGTGGGCCTATAAGTTCTTCTCTAATCATTAAGTCAGGGTCAACTGGAATAATGACTTCGGTAGAAGATTTCTCTAAAGGTACCCTTAGGTTTTCATATTTGTTTTTTGCCATAGGTTGTCTCCTTATGTGTGTGTTTTAGTAATCTACTTACTATATAAATAATGTATAACTGTGTGTAAATGAGATTATTCCTCTATTGTATTTTTAATATCTTCTAGAGTAAAATCTAAGTTGTTCTCTTTAGCTTTACTAATGATTGTTTTAATATGTCCAATAAGCAAAGCTTTGCGATCTTCATCGGTTAGTTCTAGTTCTTCTGTTGCTTTTTGTTCTGCTTGAGCTACTGCTTGCTCATTATCGTTTAGATAGAAATTAACTTCTAGTAGTTTATTAGCTATCTTAAAGTAAGTATCAAGGTCTAGTCCTATAGTAAGACCATGATATAGTAAATAAGCTAATTTACCCATATATGTTGTTTCTGTAATAGACTCGTTAACAACATCTACTAACCCTATACCACCTAGTGAATACATAACTTCGTTATAAGAAAATAAATAGTCATAGTCTTTATCATCTAGGCAACGTCTATGCACTCCTATACCAGTAAGATCTGATAAAATAGTTTTATAAGGGATAGCCTCCACATCTGATTCTGATAGTAAAAATATCATAAGATAAACCATACATAAGCACCATTTATAAGCGAACATATCTTTAGTATATTCTTGTAGTGGAGATATTAAATACTCTTTATCTACGTTGTATTTAAAGATCATACTTAAGTTATTAAACTCTGCTTCAAAATGCCTAAGAGCGTTAGTAGATTTACTATTAGAATTAAGATAGTTTTCTAATCCTAAATTAGCATCATCGTTATATTTATAAGCTTTTAGAATATATAGTAAAGATTCGGTATTAGGAAGATCATTATTAAACTTTTTAATAGCATCTTTAAGAACGAAACTATCGTCTTTTTTACCTAGGATATTAAAAGCTACTTTACCTAAAATTTGTAATAGTTCTTCTAGGTCGTAAGAGTGAATAGAACCACTATAGTTCTCAAAGTTAGGTTGTACATATTTAAGCTTAGATTCTTGCTTCTCTATAAGCTCTCTAGACTTGGCTTTAATGTCTTGTATAAGCATATTGTTGCTCCTTATTTTGTATTGTGATAAATCATTTATCGATCGATTTACCTTAATAAAAGTTCTAGTAGCTAAGATGGGTGATAAAACAGTCCTAGAAAGGTTACTAACTATGGAAAGATTAACGAATAATATAAACACCGATAATAAAAGTTGTTATATGGATAAAATGTGGCACGCTGTATATCCTATCTTAAGAGAAGAATATGTCTTAGTAGGTAAAACCGGAAATATAGATGTAGCAACAGCTAAAAAATTTAAAGGCGATTTAGAAGGGTTATTATTAGCCCAGTTCCACATAGCTAAAGAGTATATATTACCAACTATGCTAGTTAATGGTTATATTAATAGCCAAGACTATCAAGGTGAAAGATTAACATTCGTTTTTATAGACGAGGTTATCTTAAGCCGTTATTTACATGCGTTTTTAAGAACAGAAAAAATGAAAGCAGAGACTAACTAAGGATGGCGGTCCTTAGTTAGTTCTCTTTCTTTCTATCTTAGATATGGGTTACCATATGGAGATACTACCATCTGCTGCATCTGAGGATAGCCAGCCATTGGTTGCATTACCATAGGTTGAGCAACCATTTGCGGATATGGTTGTAAAGGTTGCATCACAGGCTGTTGCATAGCTTGTTGTTGCTGAGCAACCATCTGTTGTCTCATTAGCTCTTGGTTAGCTGCTTGAGTATTGTATTGTGGATTTAATCTACTAACCATCTTAGGAGCTGTTGGTTGCTGAACAGTTGTATCTGCCATAACCGGAGGCATCATCACCATTGGTTGTTGAACCATTGGTTGTACCATAGGTTGACCAACTCTAACACCTTGATATGTACCTGCTATAGCTTGGTTAAAACTATTTCTGCCAAGTAACGCTGCCATACCATCTCTAGGTACATCTTGTTGTACTGCTGCCAGTTGTTCCTCTTGCTGAGCTTGAGTCTCTTGTACAGCTGATTGTACATACGGATGTAAATTGCTTACGTTAAGGTTAACACCCTTTTGATTGTTAACTACAGAACTTCCCATATTAACTTCATTTTCATTTGGTATTAAGAGTAGTTCTTTCTTAAACATAGTCGGTGCGTTCTCAATATCAGACTGATTAAAGTCTATAACACATTGTGCTGATTGAGCCGCTACAGGATCTGCAGAACTCATAGACTCTAAATAGCCATTTACTACTGACATTACACTATGGAATAAAGACATCAAAGCTATGAACCCTGGAGCTTCGGTATCTCTAGTTCCTGCAACTACTGCACCTTTCTCATTAGCACCTACCATAAACACGTTTAAAGCATCGTTAAATATTTTAAGATCCTTATAACGTAGTTTTACACCATTTACTAACACTTTCTCTTTTTGCTCATCATCACTCGCATTAGATATGTTATTAAGAGCCTCTTTGATATCCATCCACATTGGGCAAGTTAACCTTGCTTCTCTTGTGTTAGACTCTTTATCAGCTGCTTTCTTAGTCCTAGGGATGACTAATTGTAATAACGGTCTATCTAAGTTCGTAAGATAAGACATAACTAATTTATCCCAGTTATTAGACGTTGTATCGTCTATAGCTTTGCCATTAGATTTCATACCAGGTATGTTACTATCTTTAGCTTCTGCTATAAACTCGTTAATAGCCATAGGTAAATCACCTTGTAACTTAGGATTGTTATATACTACGAATAATAACTCTCCAAACACCTTTAAAGCCGTCATTAAGTTTGCTTTAACACAATCCATTAGAATATCTAGACTTATCCCATCTTCAGTAGCTTGCTCTGATAATGGGTTAAATATTAAATATGCTGGAGTATATTTACCGTTTTTATCTGCTACATAGAGATTCTTAAGATTCTCTTCTGTTGGTAAACCTACTGCCATTCCCTTTCTTCTCGTTAAGTCTATATATTCTTCTCCATCTTTATACTGTAAGAATCCTGTTTCTGAAATCCTTATACTAAAAGATTTTAAAATGTTTTCGTAAAATGTATATAGCTTCATATTCTACCTCTTTCTTAGATATACATCGGACCATTACCGAAATTATATTCGGAGTCATTCGATGTTACGCGATCGACAATCTCATTAGCTAAGACGCCAATATTAGTTATAAGTTGTTCTTTAACCTCTAGATTGCCTACCATTGGAGTAAAACACATATCTCCGAAAGTTGGGAATCTGAATAGTACCGGTTCCATACCAGCTAACGATATGGAGATACTAGTATCTAATGCAGTGTCTGCTGCTATTAATAGTTCATACTCTAAGTTACCATTTTCAGAAACTAGAGGATCTATTAATAACTTAACACAACCATCTATAGAGCGTTGTAATAACATACCAGCATTCTGATTATTAGCTGCTGGTGCATAGCTCCATTTGACATCATTATTAGCAACATGCCACTCTGGTTGCAATGCCATACCAAATCCATTCTCTAACGGCTTATAAACGTTCTTAATTAGTATTCTTATACTACTTAAGAAGTTATTCGTTAATAGAGATGTTATAATGTTATGGACTTCAGATACTACTGCTGTTAACTTATTAGCACCTATCATATCATGTGTATAGACACTATTTAAAATACCATCTGTACCGAATCTATCTCCCTCTATGATATTACCATAGATTAATCTATCTGTAGTAAATGTTGGATCGATTCTTTTCAGTTGGTTAATCGTAAATGAATAACCGATAGCATTGAAGTTAACTTGTTGTAAAGCTTGTATAAAGATGTCGTTTCTTAAAGTATCGTTTCTTAACCTAGAAGTGGCTTCTAAGAAACTTTGTTCTCTAGGTGAACCAAAATCACTATTAAAAGCCGATCTCGTTCCTACAGCGTCTGCAGTGCCTCCAATGACCGCATTAAGAATATTGTTCAAATACTGTTTACCAACATTATGAACTCTATCGAATGCTAATGGAGTATTCTCTGTTGATGTACCTATGCTATAAGTAATTCCGCCTATTGCATTACCATAAGATTTACTACTGATACCAGAAGTTATATCTTGTGGTCTAACAGACATTTTACTATTATTCTGCATAAAGCTTTCTGGAGTTGTTACACCAATATTCTCTATGCCAACGATACTATTCGTATTCGTGTTAATATTAACTCTCTGTAAAGAGTTGATATGGAAGGTTAGATTTTCATCTGCTATAAAACCACCACCAGTTGTAGGTATTAAGAAGTCTCCACTACCATCGCTATATCCTGATAATATAATATCATACACTCCAGTATTGCCACCATAACTATTTACAGCACTTGGTGTACACTTTACCTTCAGTTTGAACATATAGCGTTGACTACTCCATCCTGATTGAATATCAGCATTAGATATTGGTGCTGAACTCACTCTCATAATGTTACTGGTAGACTGGCTATTATTAGTCAACCCTCCATTATTCAGTAACATGTCATCTACTATCTTTCCTGCGTCATCTACTTTTACATTCGAAGTAAAACTTCTAATAACTTGCTGTTGATAACCTTCAGTTCTAGTAGGAGATACTATCATCTCTACTATGCTAAAAGTATAACCCAAGTTAGTATGCGTTTCTAAGGCTCTGTTGATCATTGCACCATATGGACTCGGCTCGTATGTATATCCATCCATAGTTCTTATCGCTCCTTATTAAGTTTCTCATTTTCGATTAGGAAATCTATTATAACATTTTTCAATGTTGCTAATAAAATATCTTTAACACCTATGTTTAACATAGCTGGTGTTATCCAGTTATATTTGTTCATCTCTAGGTTGTTACTAGATACCCAATCTAAGATAACCAACTCTCCTGGTCGTTCATCACCTTTAGTGGTGTCTATATGTCGTTCTGGATAATAACTACTTAACTCTTCTTCTCTATAACCTTTAGCTTTGGCACTATTCAAGTTGCTAGCTATGTTCATAGTCGAATCTTCGTTACTAGTACTTCTCTTACTTACTAACATATAAGCTAATGGTTTAGCATCTATACCCATGAGTATAGCATATCCTATAGCTATAAAATTGAATATGTTTACAGCTTTTAAATACCTTAATGCTCTTGGATCTAAGATGCTTTTGAATAATACACCCAGAAAGTTCAAATGCGTATTACTTATTCCATCAGGACTAAACGATGCAGCTAGCTGGATACCAACTCTTAAATTCTCTTCTGTTATCTTCTCTTTAACACCTCTAGGTAGTTGTCTTAAGATAAAGTCTATACTACTGGTTGCCCAATTGAATTCTACTGCTATACCAGGTGGAACATCAGTAGCTATCCTATAGCTCTCTATAATACTTTCTTTATCTTCACTATCTATTTCAGCTTCATTAGGTTTATTTTTATTCCTAATAGCTTCGTCTGGGCTACCAACGTTTTTGATCTTATTGTTAACGTCTTTAAATAGATGTCTTACGATGTCAAATTCAGTAATGGCAGGATCATCTGTTTGGTCCATAGTTATCATCTTACTAAACATTGCTTTACTAAGATATAACATTGGTATAATGTCTCTAGATAGTTGGGTACTTAATATCTTAACATCCCCTATCTTCTCTTTATCGAATACTTTTTCTACGATAGTTGTTACATAGACTCTTAACTTAACGAAGCTATGATGTTTCGCTATTGGTTGTTGTCTAAGTATATCTAGCATCTGTAGCTCTGGTAACTTCTTAGCATTGTCATCACTACCATAAACTAATTGTGCTAATGGTCCATATACTGCTTTGAAGATTACTATCAACGCCATTAACCATTTATAGTCTTCTACGATATAGGTTTGGTTTCTAGTTCCTAAACCATCACTTTCTATCTGTTCGTCAAAACTAACATTGATCTTCGGTGGTAATGGTAATGGTCTTACTTCAGTAACGAACTTATGTATAGTCTCGATGTCTAAGAGGTTAATGATATTTGTCAATTGTATACAAAACTTAGCTTTAATACTATCGCTATCTTTATCAGAAGCTACACTATATTCCATACTTAACATATGGATTTTCTCCATGGCTAAATATAGTTCTTCTATATAGTCATCACCTCTCCATCTCACATACTCGTTGAGTATGCTAAACGCACCTTCCGACTCTCTATTATTACGGATTTTCAGTTCTGTGTTAAACATAACTAAACAACCAGGTGTTCTGATACTAGTGAAGTCAGTGACTTCAGCTTTCTTCATAACCTCTTTGGTTGCTCTCGCTACACAAACATCAGTCTGACCTGTGTTTTCATATCTTAGATAGAACATTGTAACATTGTTTCCTTTCTGTATTGTGATATATATCTACTATATAAAGAATATATAACTGTGTGTAAATGACATTAGATTATATCTTCTAGCCCAGTATCTAAATCATCGCCATTATCAACTTTTTCAGGTTCTTTACTTTCTTCCTTAACCTTACGAGGATATGCTTTGTTATAAATTGCAGTTAGCTCGTCTTTAACAACATCTAGCTCTCTTAGTATCCTATCGAAGTAGTTAATAGCATAGATCTTACTTAGAGTTAAACTATCAACAGTTTCATCTTTCTTAGCGACTAACCATTGTTTACCTGGCATAGGTGGATGTAATAGAAAATGTACTCCACCTTTCTGTGGTTGGATTACTCCAAAGTAAAACTCTTTTTCATTTCTGCCTATAATCACATGTGCATTAACTAACGTACTATCGCCTAAGGCTTTTCCATTATCATCTCTTGCTACTTTTACAATAGGTATTTTCATAGTCTCTGTTTGTGTAGTATTCTGGATGAATTGTTTACATAAGGCAAATATACTATACATAGTATCTATTTGACCATAGACATTACTCCAGTTCTCTTTAACCGTTCTACCATTTTTAAGATCTCTACCTACCATAATACTAACACCAGATTTAAAAATATCAATCTGTAATTCAGCAAGCTCTCGTACTTTAGTACCGTCTTTGTCTTTATCATACCACTTTCTTAATTGTGTAAAAGGTAATCGTTTATTGTAGTTACTATATAACTCTTTATAGTCCATTGTTATCTCCTTGTGTGTTTACTAGTTGTTATTAGTTTTAGATATGTAACAGGTTATTACATATCTACAGTCTAGATTCAGGTTATAAGTTAATAATTTAAAGTTTATGAATTAAAAATAAAAACACAGAGGGTATAGTTTAGTCTATACCCTCTGTAATATTTTTAGATATCGAAGTCGTCATTACTAAACACCGAATCGGCTAGTCGATCGTCCACTGGTTGATATGTAACGCTATAGTTTAAATCGTTATCTGGTAATTGTATACCAAATATTGTTTCTAATTCTGTTATAGAAATTATTCTAGTACCAGCTTTTATAGCATCGCTAAAAATAGGGTCCTTAGCATCTTTATTGTTGGTTACAAGAAATGTAATAAAATGCCAATATGGATCTCTTAAAGAAGAGATAACTCTACCATCATTTAGGCGGATTAAATCCATAATATCGTTCCTATTATATTTACCGGGGTCCACAACAATAAAACTTAAACCAGCACACTTATATTTTGGTTCTGGAGGTAAGATATTAACAACATTGCATATGTCGGTTAAGAAAGTCTTATGCGTTTTAATATAGTCATTCCATGCAACTATCGCTGGATCTGTCGTAGTAATGTTTTTCGTTTCACCTTTTCTACCTTTTGCTATTTGAGTTGTAACAGGATCAACATATGAAAGTAAAAGTTCTGTATCCACTCTAGTTAGGTTTTTATTCTTAGTCATTCTCCTAGCTAAATCTATAGCATTTGCAGCTTTAATACCACTAACCCCTAAAGAGTATATTAATGTTTCTAAACGTATTTCTCTTGTATTCGCTAATCTACATCTAAAATTTGTTATATCCATACCTTTAAGCCCTATTGTATTTAGATTATAATTTGTTAATTCCCATATATGTTTAAGCTTTTTTAAGTCGCCACTAAGCCAAAGATTATATACACACATATATGGTATACTACCTAATTTTAAACATATACGTAAAAAGCCCCAAATAGCTTTGATATCGTTATACCCACAATCTGGATTACTACATCGTTTGACAGTATCACTATGTATAATCTCTTTTTTAGAACCACATATAGGGCAACGTATAGTGTCGCTATAATGTTTCGCTTCATCTTTTGCTTCTTGAGTATCCACAGCTTTTTCGAATATACATTTTCCGTTGCCATAACGACAATACACAATCCCTCCAGGATAAATATTAGCGTCTAACATATCGAGCCACGACTTTATATGTAAGTGCGTTATTTCGTAATTTCCTGCTTTAAGCTTAGGTTCAATCCGAACTACCGGTAAAATATTACCTCGATAGTTAACCGGAGTGCTTATGTCAACAACTTTTACTAGAGCTTTTTTAAGCTCTCCTCCATTTGCTATACCACTATTGCCAGTAGCTTCTACATCTAGATTACTATCGTAAGACATAGTGAGTATCTCCTTTTCCTTATAAAGTATAAACTAATTAGTTTACCTATATAAAGAATATATAACTAACCCAGAATAAGAATTAGTAAAAAAATGGTAAAAACCAAAAATCTGTTTTTTCTAGGAGATGATATAAGTTGTCTCTTTGGGATCGAAAAAATGGCTTTGAAAAAAAGATGGGCAAATGTCAATCTCCTAGAGAAATAAAAAAGAAGAAAAAACGGCTTTTTCTAGGAGATGACCAATAATGTCTCTTTAGGCTAAATTTGTAATTTTTTATGCCTAAAGAGATACTTTTACCAATCTCCTAGTAAACGCATATTTTAGATTCTCCCTAGGAGATCAGCTTTTATATCTCTTTAGGTTAATTTAAACATAAACTGTCTCTTCTAGGAGATGACATACTATCAATCTTTGACATCTAAAATTCTTCATCTCGTAGATGACCTTTTATCAATCTCCTAGGAACTTTTTCAATTTTCCATTTTCTAGGAGATTGAGTTTTATCGATCTCCATATTATTAACTTTTATTGTTTGACTCCAGGGGAGTCAAACGATAAAAGTTTTATTATCTACTCCATGACCATTTAGGGTCATGGAGTAGATTTAGACTTTAAACGTTTTTATAGCCGAAGGATATAAAAACATAAGAGACAGATATCACGAGTGTTAACGAGTGATATATCCGATTTTCTTTTTTAAATCAAAATTAATAAGAAAAGATAGTAGAGACAATGGTAGACACGTTAGTACATGGTTGTATAGCAAGTATAGATAAAAAGAAAGAATAGTGATGATAGAGTAGGAAGGATGATCCTTCTACTACTCTAATGTTAGTTAAGTTATATACAATTAGTATACCATGGTTATAGACTGTTCTTATACATTTCTTTATCTTTAGTAAAGAACTCTTTAGTTAGATGGTTTATAGACTCTTCTATAAGAGCTTTAGCTTGATCTGGTGTACCCATTTGATCTACAGTTAGATTAACAAATGTAGTTAATGGATTATCCTTATTAGCAACATTAGATAACAAGATAGTTAATATCTTATTAGCTACTGAGTAATCTATAGTTAGAACCATAGCACGTTCTAAATTACATTCTATATGATCTATTAACTCTTCTGGAAAAGAGTCTACTGGTAAACAATAGTCATGATGTATATCCTGTTGATAGATGTAAGATAACCAGTATTTGAACGTAAGATCGTTAAGACGTTCTTGATTGGTTAGTTCATAGTCTAAGATAGGATAAATATCATACTGTTTTACAATAGAAGGGAAAGCTAAAAGATCACCGTTAGCTCTACGTATATTAAAAGACTTAAGAGCCTGAAGATGTTTAAGTTCTTCAAGACGAGCTGGAAGAACATGAATATCTAATTCAGACTGATAAGCTTCTAACGGGAAAACATCATATCCGATATTAGCGTTAATGATCTCTTTAGTACGAGAGTTAAAGTTAACAGCTAAACCAAGGTAATGGTTATTCCAAGTGAGCTGGTGTATGGTTGTCATTTTGATTCCTTTTTCTTATCTGGTAGGTTAAACACATCTTTAAAGAGTAGTTCAATGTTTTCAAAAAGGTATTGACCTGTGATACCGGTAGGTTTAAAAAGATCATACGGTAAAACTATAGTATACGTATTAGCATGATTACCCCACTCTATAAGCTCTAAACGCACTAAGTTAGACTTAGGGTTATAACGAACTTTTAAGAGCGTGTGATAGTAATTAGGCGTGTCTTTTACTTTAGGGCTAATATGCTCGAAGATAGAAGGCTCTAATTTATAAAGCAAAGAGAGACGTTTACGATAGTAATAGGCTAACCAAAGCTTAATAGAAAGTTCTAACATTATATCTTCTGGAGTGTAGTTATCAGTATCATAACCAAATAAGTTTTTAGCTGTTAAGTAATTATAAAACTTAGTACGTTGACCAGCGTGATCCTTATCAACATCGATAGGCATATATGCCCAAAAGTCTGCTAACTGATTTAAACGTTTAGTATTAGTTAAATCATAAGTTTTGAACTTAACATCTAGTTCTTTACTATACCGGTCTATTGGGCTAAACATCGTACCCTCGTACCAGTAAGTTTCTATAAGCTGTTTAGATTTAGAATCAAAATTAACATAGATAGCTAAATCTTTCTTATTCCAAGTTAACTTGTGTAATGTAACCATAATATGCTCCTTAATGTAATTTTCTACCTGTAGTGTTATTGAAAAAGATAGAGTATGGAATATTGCTATATGTTATAGAGAATCTAACTGTAGTATCTGAAATATGAGATACTGTTATAGTAGATGCTTGTAAAATAGCAAAAACTGTAGTAGAGATGATATTGAATCGTTCATGAGCAAGAGTAGATAAGTTTCTATTTTGATATACGAAATATAAATACTCTGCTAGAGCAATTTGGGGTTTACTATCTTCTAACTGCGCTTCTTTAGCATAGAGCTTTTGATTAACTGTTTCCATAACAGAACGAATATATGGATCTTGAGAATAGTTAAAACCATCTAAGATAGTAAGCCTAATGAAGTTAAGTATATTATCTAAATAGACTGGCACTTTAAACTGTCCTAACTTGAAAAGAGTATCGAAGATACCAAGATCTTGAGAGTTGATCTTATCTTCTAGTTCCATAACGAAAGCATTGATCTTAACAATGTACTTAGTGCGTTCTTTAGGTGTAGTATCTTCCAGGATAGGAATTTCTATACAAGAGTAATTACCTAATCTTAGATCGAAAGCTTCTGTAGATAGCGCATAGTAGAGACCTAAAGCATCTTTTTGAAAAACTACAGAGTTAAGAACCTTAGAAGCTATGATAGCTATGTTATGTAATAGTGAAACATGAGCAGAAGGGTCTAACATAGTTCTAGCAAGAAGTATTTTAGCTAAGATACTGTTAACCATCCAGCGACCTTTAGCAGATGCAAAAAGCCTAGGATAAGCTTTAGCTAGAGCAGCATGAAGGAAACCATTGATATCATACAGTATCTCTCTAATCTGAGTATGAACGATACTAGGTTGCTTAATATCAAACTCTCCTAAGAAAGAGGATATAGAGACTTTATCTGTAATAAGAAAACGTAATAGTGTATCATAGTCTGCTAATACATTATCTCGTACTGTATTGAACTGTTCTATAGCCTGATCTTGATAATCAAAAACTTTAACTACATTTACTTTACATTTTAAACGTGTTGTCATAGTGAATTTTCCTTATAAGTTAATACCCAAGCTTTACCTGGGTTAATGATATTTTCGTCTTTCCAGTATGAAGCATATTTGCTTATAATTATACTGTCGATAGTAAATCCTTTACGTTGATACCACTGTAAAAGATCAACATGACCATAGGGTACTGTAACCCTTAATTTATTAGATTTTGCTAATAGGTCTTTTAAGATCTTGCTACCATAGCCTAATGAACGATATAACGTATCCAATGCTATATGGTAGAGTGTTGTACTATGTTTATTAACACATAGAAGAACAGTACCTACTACTTGATGGCCTATTACGATTTTATAATAGTTATTTCTATTAGTGTTATAGTAAAAACGAAGATAGTTCCTGTTCTTGTAAGATGTAGAGGAAGGATATTTCGTTTTGATACCATAAGCAGCATATTCTATTCGTGTTACATCTTTAATATCTTTAACAGTTACTAACTCTAACTGAAAATCTTCCATACCTTACTCCTTCTTAACATTCGGTATAGCTACCATAAAGTTTTTATCTCCTAGACTCATACCGAGTACTAACTCTAAACCTTTTTTAACCTCTGTTACAGAGTATTCAAAATCTGATAAGAGAGATATAAATACCCTACTAAGAGAAACAAAGTTATTATGCCCATACGAAGTTCTATGTTCGTAGATAACTTCGATAAGTTTACGTACAACGTTAACCGGTTCTTTAGACTGGTTACCAGATAGTAAACGATAGCTTAGATAATAAGCATTCTCTAGTTCATTAGGTTTCTTAACAGTTTCAAATCTTTTAGCTAGTTGTTCTAGAATAAACTTAGAGATTTGATTTACAGTATCTACTCTCTGGTTGTTTTCTAGATTACATAGTACACTAAGAACATTAGGATTCTTAACCTTAATAGCACTTTCTAAATACTGTAAAAATGTTATTGGATCATTATCTACAGTGTTTTTGATCTTTTCAAAAACTTTAAGTGTTAGAGTACTAGTTTTCTTATCTACTTGTTCGAATCCCATACGAAAAGTTCGTTCCTCTATTTTAAATTTTATACTCTCTAAGAGAACAACACCTAATGTACATATGATATCTAAACCAGCAACCATTATTTGTTTATTACTAACTGTATAGCCACTTATGTATTTCTCTACTAGTATCTTGATGTTAGCATACGGTGTATTTTTACTACTGAATGTAACTGGAAAACTAGTCATCACTGCTTTTAGAAAATAACTTTGCAAATCTTCTATAACAGTTTTAAAAATAGTAAGTCTATTAGGCTCTATAGCTTGCTTTAGATTAATTTTAAGATGCTTCTTAAACCACTCTTCTAGATGTTTACTTTCGATAGTAAAGAATGGTATAACCTCTTCTTGGTTCTTATCTAGATATATTCTAACATTGCTTAGCATATCAACTACTAACCCACTAGTTCTTTCATCAGCTCTGTAAACACAGTTAGCAACTCTTAATGTTTTTACCTCTGACATAATATCTCCTTAAGTCTATATATTATCTTAGTCTATTATATAAATAATATATAATTAAACCCAAATAGCTCTAAACTCATTTAGAAGCGATTTAAGAGCATTTAGTCTTTCTGAATGTAATTTATCCTCCATCCCTTCGATCGTTCAATACAGAGCCTTGTAGACCCCTTTATGAACGTTTATTCTAATTTACTTAGATTCAAAATAGAATTTTCAATTTAGTCTCTTACTTTCTTATCTCTTGTTAAAACCTTTAAAATCTACTTATCTCTTTATAACGCATTTAGGGCCGTTTTAAGACACGATCTCTCTTAAAACGATAAATCTATCGTCCGAACCTTCGTTCGTCTCTCTATGCTTCTCTAAATGCTTTTAAAAGCTATTCTCTCTTTTTAAGTTATTCTAAAACTAGACGTTGTCTTAAAAGCCAAGTCTAGTAACACTAACGTTCTAACGCTAATCGCTAACGAACGTTTAGATCTTTTAAGCTTCTCAAGTTTTGTATTTAGATATATAAACAAAACTTTCGAAGAGAATAGATAGATTTAATATAAAATTAAAAATGTTTAAAGCACTCATACTGTTCGTACGAGCACTTCAAAATTT